TACGGACAAGAACAACGATTGCAAGTTTACAGAAGATGATTACAAGGCTAACGAAATGGCAATACAGGCACTTGAAAAGCGGATACCAAAGAAGCCGAGAAAAACCGATTCGTACAGAGGTGTATTAAAAAAAGTATATGCTTATGTATGCCCTACTTGTGGAAATGCACGTTTAGAAAAATACATGAACGAACGGCAGAATACAGTGTTTTGCTGGGATTGCGGTCAAAAATTAGATTGGAGCGATGAAGAATGAGATTAATTGACGCAGATGCACTAAAGAAAGATTTAGAATCGGTTACTTTAAGTAATGGAACTTTAGTAAATACAAATGCAGTATTGCTATTACTGGATAAATACCCGACCGCTTATGATGTAGACAAGGTTGTGGAACAGTTGGAAGAATTAAAAAGTCAAGTTCCTGTAAACAGAATCCTTGATGACATCATAAAAGATAAACCGAAAGAATTAGGTCAGTTGATTGCTTATGGTAAGGCAATCGAGATAGTAAAGGCGGGTGGAAACATTGAATTACCAGAACATAGCAAGAGCCAAGGCAATTGAACAGGAAAACAAAAAGCGACTATTGAAGCTGAATCCAAAGCTGAATGACAGGAGTGGGATTTACTTCCTACTCCGAGAAGATGAAAACGGATTTAAGTATGCGTATATCGGACAGGCAGTACATACGCTTAGCAGATTGGCAAGCCACCTTGTAGGCTACGAACAGCATATAGACCTTAGTTTACGCAAACACAAGCTGTACGACAAAGAGAAAAATCCTTATGGTTGGCGAGTTGAATTTCTGAATTTTCCCGAAAGTCAGCTTGACGAGAAAGAGAAGTATTACATTAAGCTATATGCTGATAAAGGTTATCAGCTTAGAAATGTCAGTTTAGGCGGTCAAGGAGAAAATCGTGCTAGTGGCTCTATAGGCGAGAGAAAAGCACCTAAAAGCTATATGCAGGGCATACATCAAGGAAAAAAGGTGTTAGCGAGGGAATTATCATCTATCGCAGAAAAACACCTTATAATCCGCTTAAAGCCAGAAAAAGAGCATAATAAGGTGTCACAGAAACAGTACGAGAAGTTCATGGATTTATTGAAAGTGGGTGATTCAGAATGAGAATTTTGAGCAGTAAAGATTATTCTTGGCTTATGGACCGAATAGAAACTCTTTCCAATGAAAATGAAAGATTGCAGATGAAAGTTGATGAAATAACAAAAGAACAGCCTAACGATTGTAAAAGCAATGAGGGAAGTCACTTTTGTAGCATTTGTGAGTTTGGCTATTTGAGAACAAGAAATCCGTTTGGGGCAGATTTTTATGCTTGCAGTAAAACAGTGTCTTGTGAAGATTTTAAGAGAAAAGAAGATAACTAACTAAAAATCAAAGAAAGGAATAGGTTGTCGCGACATAAAACCGAGGTTTCCTTTTGGCAGATGTTATGTGTGCTATGTTTAAAAATTTGAATATCAAGCAAGGAGATACAGTATGAAAGACGAAACAAAGCAGGAAATACAGATTTTACTTGACCTACTCAAAGGCAGTCTTACAAGAAATGGTGTAAGTATGGCAACGGACAATAGTGGCAACTTGATGTTCTTTGATACAACGGCTTACATCAAGAGCAAAGGCAAGGAATTTGACTGATTCAGAGTTAATATCAACGATTTAGTGAAGTAACAATGTGACAGAACTTGAAGAGGTAATTATGGCAGGTAACTTTATTAAAATTGACAGAAAGATTTTAAAGTGGGAATGGTGGAGCGATATTAATACATTCAGACTTTTTATGTATATGTTGATAAGTGCCTATTGGAAAGACGGAAATTACAAAGGTAAGATAATTGAAAGAGGGTCTTTCCCCTCTTCAATATCTGAATTATCAAAAGAAACTAATTTGTCTGTAATGGAAATTCGTACCTCGCTAAAACACTTACAATTAACAGGCGAAATAACAAGCAAAGCAACAAACAAATTCACGATATTTACTGTGGTTAACTACAATTTGTATCAAACGGATAACAAGCAAGATAACAAACAAATAACAAGCAACTTAACAAACAATCAACAAACAGATAACATTCTATTAACAAACTCTATATTAAAAGAAAGTAAGAATGAAAGGACAGAAGAAATTAAAGAAGATAAGAATACAGAAAAAGATATTACTAACGTAATATCCAAAAAGAAAAGTTATTATCCAGATGATGAATTACTTGATGAAGCATTTAACGAATATGTGACAATGCGTAAGAAAATTAAAAAACCTATATGCACTGACAAGGCATTACATAGGGCTATGAATACCCTTGAAAAGCTGTCTGGTGGAGATAATGACTTAGCTGTTAAAATTCTTAATCAATCAGTAGACCATTGTTGGCAAGGGCTGTTTGAACTGAAAGAAGATAATTCTAATAAACAGCAAGGTAAGAAAAATGTATTTGATGAATGGATGGAGGTGATGAAATGACAGGAGAACAGGTTGGAAAACTTCTAATGACGATACAGGCTTATTATCCTAACTACAATCCACCAGATAAGAAGATTACTCTTAACGCTTGGTATATAATGCTTGCTGAATATCCAGAAGAATTAGTTTTACAGGCATTAAGAGCTTGTATTGCAACTAATACTAGCGGTTTTGCACCAGATGTAGGGCAGATAATGAGTAAGATACAGACTATATCGCAGCCACAGGAACTTGACGGAATGGCAGCTTGGGGATTAGTCAGTAAAGCGTTACGGAATGGTACTTATGGGGCGGTTGAAGAATTTAATAAGCTACCGCCACTTGTCAGGCAGGCGGTTGGTATGCCAGATAACCTTAAAAACTGGGCGACATCAGATTATCAGACGATTGAAACAGTAATACAATCAAATTTTCTAAGAACTTACGAAACAGTTGTTAAGCGTGCGAATGAAATAAATCGTATGCCGGACAATATCAAATCACTTATCGAAAAGACGAATGCAAATTCGTATAAGGCTCAAATCGAGCAAAAATTCCAAAGAGATATAAATACACTACAAATTAAAGAAAATGCCCTTATCGGTCAAAATACAAACGCAGAAGAATATATTGAAGCACCTCAAGAAGTACAAGATAGAATTGACAGAATGAGAGGTTGATTTTTAGTGGAAACAACGCCAATTAGTCCGCAAATGAGAATGTATTACAGACGAAAAGAAGCTGGATTATGTGTAAATTGTGGAAAGCCACTTGATATTGCCGGGGTTAAATGTAGCAAATGCCGCGACAGAACAAACAAAGATAGGCGAGAACTTATTAGTTGGTATAAAGAAAATAGAATATGCCCTACATGCCGTAAAAACAGTCTTTTTGGTGATGAAAAAATGTGCATTGAATGTTCAGCAAAACGCTATACCCAGAGAATGTCAAGATACAATGCCAATCCCGAAAAATTCAAGGAAAAAGATAGAATTGAGCAAAAAAGCAAGTATCAGAGAAGAAGTGATAACGGATTATGCGTTTATTGCGGTAAAGTTAAGACAGATGAGGGATATAAAACGTGTTCTAAGTGCCGTAACAAACTTAAAATCAAGAAACGTATAAGAGACGCCAAGAAAGGCTCAAAACTCGATGCTAAACGTGAATGGGTAATGAATGGTAAATGCTGGTTTTGCGGCGAACCGGTTTATAATCACTCAAAGTTATGTAAAAAGCACTACAATAAGTCTTTGGAGTATGCTAAGAAAAGCAAGGAAGCGAGAATAAAAAATGAGCAAGTCGGAACAACGAAGATTTCAGGAACAAATGATGAGAGTTCAATTAAACAGGCAGAAGAATAAAGAAAATAAAGAAATGTTTGGTAATGCCTTAACGATTCTGTTATGGGTCCTACATGATAAATTTGGATTTGGAAATAAGCGACTAGAACGGCTTATTGATGAGATTGATAAATTCAACGAAGATTTCAACGCAGGGCTTATAGATCCGAAAGAACTTATTGAACAGTTAGAAGAAGAGACAAAAATAAAAATTAAATATTAAGGAGTATGGCTTATGAAGTTTTCAGAACTTACTAAGCCGGAACTTGAAAAGATATTGGAAAATGCCAATTTTACCGAGGAAGAAGAGAGAATATTCAAACTTCTTTCTCGGAATTTTACACAAAAAGAGATAGTTGCACGATTATGCGTATCGCAAAGAACTCTTGAAAGGAGAATAAGGAACATTAAAAATAAAATTGAAAGGGTGTGCTGTGATTGGAATTAACAGACAAAGAGTTGTTGAATTATGTACTGGAGAATGGTATCATCTCTCGTGACGATGTTCAAAAACAAATTGAAATGAACGAAAGGAAAAAATATTTAAAAGCACACAATAATGAAATCTGGCAAGGAAAGGACAAGAAGTGGTATACATACTTGCCAGACGAAAGCACATCAAGCGGCAGAAAGCTGCTAAAGCGTTCAACGCAAGAGTCTCTTGAAGATGGAATTGTGGAACACTACAAGAAACTTGCTAATGAACCTTTAGTTAAGACTGTATTCAAGGAATGGGCAAATCAAAAACTTGAATATCACGAAATCAAGAAGCAATCATATGATAAGTATAATGATAACTTTGCCAGATTTTTCACCAATGAAGCATATCACATGGCAGATAAGAAAATCAAGTACATTACAGAAGATGACTTAGAATGCTTTATTAAGACCGTTATTGCCGAATGCAAACTTACACATAAGGCATATTCTGATATGCGAATCCTTATTAATGGCATTTTTAAATATGCCAAGAAAAAGGGGTATACCAATCTAAGCATCACACAATTTATGGGAGACTTGGATTTATCACGCAGAGCTTTTGCTAAAAATATGAAAAAGAAAGAGGAACAGGTGTATTTTGAGGATGAAATTCCAAGAATTACAGAATATCTATGGCAACGATATGATATAAGGAGCCTGGGATTATTACTTATGTTTGAGTGTGGAATGAGAGCTGGCGAGTTATCATCACTTAAGTTTTCTGATATTCACAACACTGTACTGAAAGATGGAACCATTAAACATTATATTTCTATACAAAGAACAGAAATTAAGGTCAGAGATGAAAATGGGAAATGGGCTAAAATAGTAAGCGACTATCCTAAATCTGACGCAGGATTAAGGGATATAATTATTCCAGATAAAGCTGTAAATACTGTTAAGGCAATTCGCAGATTAAATCCTTTTGGAACTTATATGTTTGAAGAAAAGGGAGAGCGCATAAAGGAACAAGCATTTAACAGAAAGTTGCATAAGATATGTAAGGCGCTGGATATTAATTATCGTTCCACGCACAAAGTCCGCCGGGCATACAGTGTTGCGTTGTATGATAATTGCGTGAGTGACACTGTTATAGCAGAAATGATGGGGCATACAAGCATTGAGACAACAAGAAAATATTACATTTACAGTAATAAGACTGATAGAACTAAGATTGAGCAAGTTAATAATGCTATTAATTATTAGGATTTTGATTACAAAGTAATCAAAGTAATCAAGGCGCAAAGCCAGAAGCCCAGTAATAGAGCGGAATAAGGAAGTAGTCAATGCAGTTCGATTCTCTCATCCCCTGCTATTTTTTCAAGGAGAAGAAACACTGCAAACCCGCATAAACACTGAATGAAAGGAGATTTTTTGAACATCGTCTTTTTGTAAGGAAATAAAGAGGTAATCAAGAAAGTAATCATAGAAGTTTAGCAAACGCCGTAATGGCGTTATTTTTTTGCTTATTTTTGGCGGATAACTGGCTTTTATATGGCGGTTAGTCCGTCTTTTTTTATGTCAAAATTAAGTTAAGAAAGAGAGGTAGTGCAAATGTTTTCTGATGAAGTTAGAGAAAAAATCTTGAGCAAAGAAGAATTGCAGAAACTTGACTTAGTAACATTATCTCTTGTTATCCACGCAATTGAAGAAGTCTTGGAGGAGGTAGACGATGATAAACAATCCTTATCAGACAACACCTATGATGAATAATAATTATATGTCTATGCAGAATCCATATGCGGATAGAATGAACTTTTTGCAAAATTATCAGCAGAGCTTACAACAGCCAGTGGCAGGGACACAAATGTCCTTAGCAAATCAACAACCTATGCCACAGCAGATAGCAGGCATTAACGGAAGAATAGTACAGGCGGTTGAAAATATTAATGCAAATGAAGTGCCTATGGATGGCTCAATGGCATTTTTCCCGAAGCAGGATATGTCGAAGATTTATGTCAAGGGTTGGAATGCTGACGGAACAATTAGAACGATTGTGTATAAGCCTTATACAGACCCTAAAGATAATCAGACAGTAAATTCTATGCCTGATGCAGAAAATGCTAAATTTACCCTATCAGATGAAAGCACACAGCTATTCTTAAATAAGTTTGAAGAGTTATCAGAGAAAATAGGACAGTTAGAAGATAGATTTGATAAATCTTTAGGAACACAAAGAAAAACTTCACGAACACAAAGCAAAGGCGGTGATGAAGAATGAACCCAATTAACATTTTTCAGATGATGAAAGCTGGTCCGCAACAGTTTATACAGCAAATGATGGGAAATAATCAGATTATGAGCAATCCTATGATGAAAAACACTATGCAGATGGCACAGCAGGGCAATATGCAAGGAATAGAGCAGATGGCTAGAAATTTATGCAAAGAAAAGGGATTAAATGCAGATGATGTATTTAATCAGATAAAAAGTAGATTTGGTAATTAGCAGCATATTAGATGTCTTTGCAAACTACCTAGGTGACATCTTTATGAATATATTTTTAGGAGGTAACAATATGTTTTCAAACTCAAATTGTGCCAGCGTACCATTAGTCGCAAACATTGACGGCAACGGCAATAACGGCGGATGGGCTGATGGTGGATGGCTTTGGATAATCGTTGTATTCGCATTACTCTTTGGATGGGGCAATGGTGGATTTGGCAGCTTTGGCGGTAACAATGGCGGTGGCTATGTTGCGACAGCTGCTACGCAGGCGGACATTCAACGCGGATTTGATAATTCAGCAGTTATTAGCAAGTTAGATGGCATTTCCAACGGACTTTGTGACGGCTTCTACGCTATGAACAACAGTATGCTTACTGGCTTTAATGGCATTAACACAAATATCATGCAGACAGGCTACGGCATACAGCAGGCTATTAACGCTGATACAGTCGCTAATATGCAGAATACAAACGCATTACAGTCACAGCTTGCTAACTGCTGCTGTGAGACAAGAGAAGCCATTCAGGGTGTAAACTACAACATGGCTACTAACACTTGTGCTTTACAGAACACAATGAACAATAATACAAGAGATATTATTGACAGCCAACAGGCAGGAACGAGAGCTATTCTTGATTACTTATGCGCAAAGGAAAATGCGGATTTGAGAGATAAGGTGCAGAGACTTGAACTTTCTGCTTCACAGGATAGACAGAATGCACTTCTGACTACTGCAATGACAGCGCAGACACAGCAGATTGTCAACTCTGTAAATCCTACAGCTATTCCAGCCTATGTTGTGCCTAATCCTAATGCTTATGCTTATGGATGTGGTTGCAATACAGGATGCGGCTGCTAAACAATTAAATAATCAAGTATCTTAATCAAATTTGCTCGGTTTAATTCTTGGTTTTAATCGGTTTAATCGAGTTAAGTATCGAGTTTAACTCGAAAGAAAACTCGGGAGATTATGTCTGCTAAGCAGTATTACTTATAATCAAAGGGCAGACTATAATGTTTGCCCTTATTTTTATGAAAGAGAGGTAAATATAATGGAAATAACAGGAATTGCGTTACAAACAGTTGCCGCCGGAGAAGATATTGCATTTACAGAAACACCAGTATGCGGTAGCAAATGTATAGTCCACAGACAGGGAAGTGGAATTGTCAAGTTAAGAGGTATCACAAATCAGTGCAAGGCTAGATTTTTAATATCGTATTCTGGCAACATTCAGATACCTACAGGCGGTACAGTTGAAGCTATTTCACTTGCCATTGCAGTAGACGGAGAGCCTTTACAGTCAACACGAATGATTGTAACACCAGCCGCAGTTGAAAATTTATTTAATGTATCAGCACAGGCATATGTTGATGTACCTTGTGGCTGTTGCAGTACTGTAGCGGTGCAGAATACATCAGCACAGGCTATTGAAGTACAGAACAGTAATTTGATTGCAGTAAGGGAGGCTTGATATTATGCATAAATGGGCTAAACAGATTATGGAATGTGTCAAGGCTAAAGTTGACGGAATTGGGATTGACAATTTTGAAGGACAAAACCTTGACGATTTAAAGGACTTTACAGAAATAGCGAAGAACATAGCTTGTTTTGACAAAGATTACAGAATTGTTGAAGCTATGGAAAAGTCAGAAGATAACGAAGACATTATGCGTATGCTTGAACAGTACGAAGATTATCCAGACAGAAGATACTACGACCACTACCGCTATGCAAATGGCAGATTTGCCCCAAAAGGCAAAGGAACATACCGCAGAGGATATGAAGAGCCACCTTATATGCACATGTACCCAGAAGTAGAGCGTATGAGGGATATGGATAGGGATTATGGCAAGATGTACTATACAGAGCCAATGAACGAAAGCGGCTATGACAGGGCAAAGAGAAACTACACAGAGACTAAGGAAATGCATAAGAATAATACACCAGAAGATAAGGAACACAAGATGAAGTCACTTGACAGCTACACTAAGGAACTCGCAAGCGATATCACAGGTATGGTGACTGATATGTCGGCAGAGGAGAAGAACTTACTTAGAACAAAGTTAAGTACTCTTGTATCTAAGATATGATTCTAAAGGCTATGGGTAGCAATATTCATAGCCTGTTTTTGCACATTGATAACTGAATATTGGCTAGTGAAAAAATATTTTAAAATAATGCTTGACAATAAGGTGTGACATAAATATAATAAAGGTGTGACAAGAAAGGAAGTGATGTTTATGTCACCAGCAGGCAGACCTAAAGCTGATAATCCGAAGTCAAGTAGATTTAGTATCAGACTTGATGAAGAAACAGAAAGAAAGCTGAAAATCTATTGTGAACAGCACGATATCACAAAAGGTGAAGCTATCAGAAGAGGAATACATCTGCTTTTAGCTAAAGAAAAAGAGTAGTTGTAACCAAGCACGATAAACAACTACTCTTGCCAATTCCACAGGGAACATAAATATATTACTATGTTTCTAATGGGATTGCAAGCAGACAATATAGAGATTGTAACAAAAAATAAAATACAAATAAAATAACCAAAAGCACGATAAAAAATAGATAGCGATTATACAAAAGATGAAACAATCTCTGTATTACAGCTTTATTCACAGGAGGAAATATTATGACAGCACCAATGAGTTTCAAATCAATTATGATTCCAGAATGGCAATATGACAAAATGGTTAAATCATATGATGAAGCGGTGAATAAAATCCGTGAGCTTGAAGAGGAGTTAGCAAAGTATAAGAAATGCACTAGCTTATAGAGTTATTCCTCTATGATGATTTAACAGCATTCTGGGCATAATAATAATCATCAACAGTTGGAGGAATAAACAATGTTATTAGAAACTATAAGTAATACACAGGATATGAACTACAAGACACCCATTGAGGTTGAATTAGGAATTGATGATAAGGGAATGACAACAGCAAGAAAATTGTATCAGTTTTTAGAACTTGCGCCACAGAATTACTCAAGGTGGGTTAAGTCAAACATTATTGACAATGAATTTGCCGCAGAAAATGAAGATTATTTTTACTCTTCATCAATGAAGAATGAACAAGGGAGAGGCAATTTTGCTGATGATTACAAACTAACAGCACATTTTGCTAAGAAGTTGTCTGTCAAGGGTAACGGAGAAAAAGCGGAACAGGCAAGAGAATATTTTGCAACAGTTGAGGAAAGAGTTAAGCAGAAAGTGATTGACCTTGAACAGCTTGACCCTCAAACAAAGCTGATGAACTTGCTTGTACAGCAAATATCAAGAAATGAGCTTGAACAGAAGCAACTTGCAAAAGAAGTCAGAGAAGTAAAACAGACACAGAATGCTATTGCTGAAACATTCCAAAGAGTAGATGATGTTGAGAACTTCCAGAAATGGGTCAATTCTTGCATTACAAAGATTGCTGAAAGTCCTTACTTTAACAAAGGTGATACCAGAGATAAGAGATATTCGTATGCAAGAAAAGAAAGTTACGAAAGACTAATGCAGAAAAGAAATTGCAGGCTTGATGATAGAGTTCAGAGAGCTGTCGGCAGAGCTTTGGAAGAAAGACCAGACATTAAAAAGTCTGAACTTAAGAAAATCAACAAGCTATATGTAATTGCCAACGATAAAGACCTTAAACCAGCTTATGAGTTGGTAATTAAGGAAATGATGATATGTTATTGTGTAAAGAGTGCATAACAATTAAATACATTAAGCAAACGCCACTAGCCAATATCGGTTAGTGGTTTTTGTTTTATTCAGAAAGGAGCATACAGATGATTTTTAGCATCAATGGCACAATCTGGCAAGTGCAATATAAAAATTCAAATTCGGGCGAATTAAAGCGGTCAGACGGCACAATCAGCTTAGGTGTAACTGATAGAAATACACATACAATTTATCTATCAAATGCCTTGCGTGGATTTATGCAACGCAAAGTGCTGATACATGAAGTATGCCATGCAATCTGTATGTCCTATGATGTGTATTTGCCTATCGAACAGGAAGAGATATTGTGTGATTTTGTAGCAACTTATGGTGATGAAGTATTTGACATTGTTGATATGGTTTTAGGGGCAGTTAGGAGGACAGCGATATGACGATTGAGGAGCTGTTAAAGATAGTTCAGAAGACTAATCCGACTATGACTAAAGAATTGCTGATATATGAGTTAAGTCAATGCCAGTATGCAAGTAAAGCATTAATTTATACAGAAAGTTGTTGTGTTGACAATAATATTTAAAAATGCTATTATTTAATAGATGTAAACAATTGATAATTAATATATCATTTTACCTTAATAGAACCATAGTGGAAAGTTGCATTGATACATTTTTGTATAGGTGCAACTTATTTTATTTTAGAGGTTTTATTATGAGAGTTGTAAGATTAAAAATGTATCAAGAAATGGCTAGATTCAATAATCCATCAGCGCCAAAAGGTGCAGATTGCTACCCTTTGCCACCATTTAGCACAGTTAATGGGTTTATTCATTCAATGTGCCAATGGAAAAGGTATCATAAATTAGATTTTTTTGTTACTGGTAAAGGAATTTATAATACTAAGGTGCAAAAAGAATGGCACGGTGGCTATAATTTCAACAAAATTAGCGATGAAATGCTTAAGCGTTGGGATGTTATAACAGATTATGCAGACGGAAGCCATACCGGCTGGGTTAGTACAGTTAAATATCATCTAATGCTAGTTGATTTATATACAACTATATACATCAAAGCTGATGATAGTGACATAGATGATATATACCATGCGTTACTAAAACCACCGGTATATCCATCATTAGGTGAGTATGGTGATTTATGCAAGATTGAAGCAGTAGATATTGTAGAACTTAAGGAACTTGACAAACCTATATCAGCTCCATTAGATACGCAATCTTATATTCCTGTTAATAAAGGTAATTTCGTAGGAACTATATATAGAATTAATAACAAATATGAAATTATCAAAGGGCTTAGGCGATTCCAAAAAGTTCCTTGTTACTTGGTGGATAAAGGACAGGAAGTTGTTAGTAATCTTTTTGATGACGATAAACCGATTATTTTTATAGATTAATTTAAACCCCACGGAATATAATGCAACTTTTTTGCTACCTCCGTGGGTTGACTTTTTGTATTCACAATTTCAATTTTAAAAAATCTCAAAATTTGGTTCAGATTTCGTTCAAATTATACTTTAAAAATTTAAAAAATTTTCTCATAAAATATAATGTGAAATTTTTGAAACCCCCGTCATATGTGATTTTGAAATCCAAAAATCGGTTGAAAACTTTTCCCCAAATTTGACCTCAATTTTGTTCAGATTTGCCTTGAAAAATTGATAAAAAACTTTAGAACTTTAACACGCTAAAGTCTATGGCTGATTCTTTGCGGCTGTAGTTGTGGCTTACAATTTCGACGTTGTGGCTTTGTGGCTTGCCCTGTACGGCGGTTTTATTGTGTCAATGTAGACTTATAAGTCTACAAAGTAAAACAGACTTAAAACGCTTTTGACAGCGTTGTATAAAATGGGTATAATATGCCTCTGCAAGTTGTGGAAGCTGTCGCTAGTTCTGGAGAATCCACCAGAACGCACGCCGCCCCAATTGGGTACACTTGTACACCTAAAAGGCGTAAAAGCCTTATATATAAGCATAGCATTGTTATATTAATTTTTCAAGGTACATAAAGAAAAGCATATAAATATATACGCTTAGTGCTTGCGGCTGGAATCGAACCAGCCAAACCAGAGCAAGCCAAAAAGGGCGCAGATTGTACGCCCTTAAAAAGCTAATTCATTATTTTGTTTTTTATTTGTTTTAAAAGCTTTTTATCAATTTGATAATTTTCCACTCCTCGCATTTTTAAGACATAGGTACTTATGTCTTTATAATACAAATCAACAATTCCTTCTCTGTTGTGCCAGTCGTTTACATCTCCTTGCCAGCATTTTATTCTGTGCTCTTCTTTTTGCCTTGCGATTTCTACACTTTCGGCAAAATCTTTTTCTATATTTATTTTATCATTCAAAAACCTGTTTATTAAACCCTTAAAGGTTTTTAAATCTGATTTATATATATAAATTATATATAATTTTCTATAAATTTCTTTGCTTCTCTCGGTAAGCAATATATCTTTTTCTTTTTCTGCTTTAATCTGTTCTAACTCTGCCGCAGTTCTTCTTGTATACGTTCTCTTTTTTCTGTTAGATATAATTTCATCGAATTCTTTAACCGTAAAGTTTAATACTGCATTTTCTTCTATACAATAAAAATCTGTTTCATTGTAAATTTTTCCTGTATGATGCCAGGAAGACCACACCAGAAAATTCTCTTTCAATTCTTTTAATGTCATTTTTTTAAAATCTATTTCTGTTTTTTTATCAGCGTGCCAAAAAATGTTATCTATTTCTTCTAAAATAGTGGTTTTAGTCCACTTATACATAGGTTTTTCACCTTGCGAATACGCCCAAACGGCGTTGTTACTCATTTGATTTTTATAATATCCTGCCATCTTTTTAAATCTCCTTTACTTTTTATATTTTATATGCTATTATAACAAAGACATTTGTTGTTGTATATTTTTAGGACAAGTGCTATTTTGAATGGTAAGAGAGGAAGTATATTGTACTTCCTCTCTTTTATTTTAGCAAGTCGGGGAATCGAACCCCGGAAGCGCCAACCTTGCTAATTAATTATTTTGCTTTTGCAGCGTGTTTTGTAAGCTCTCTGTAAAGCAGATTACATGCTGTCGCTTCTGCCTTATCCTCTGTATATCTGCCTTTTTCCTCTTCTGTCTCGTCTAAAATATCAGCAAGCCAATCAACGGCAGAGCCAAGAAAAATATCATCAGAAATAGGGAAAGCTGTAGGAAGTCCTGCCATCCAGTCGCAAAACAAAGAATATTTACTAATTCTTCCGGCTCTATACTGACAGTCATATTTAACTTTCTCGTTCTCAAAAGCCGTTAAAATGTCTTTGCATATGTCGTTGTAGTCTGTCTTTGCTTCCTTGTTGTTATATGTGTAATATTCCTCTGCTGCTTCGTAGCTCTCCATGATTGCGTTTTTAATTGCTTCCATTGCTTCTTTGCTGTTTGTTCTTCTCATTTCTTTTTACCTGTGCTATAATATAGCTACCTTTCTTTTTTGATTGGTGGCGGTTCGTTCTTGGTAGGAGTGACCGCCTTATTTATTTTGTAGCTTAATAATAACACCTTTTAAGGTGTATGTCAACACCTTTTAAGATGTTTTTAAATTTTGTTTTTAAGTGTTGCAAAACTGCAATATTTTATATATAATAGTAAAAACAAAACAGAAAGGAGCTTGTAAATGATTACATATAAAATAGATGTATTAAAAGAGCTGGCACAGCGTGGCTACACCGCTAACAGAATGAGGAAAGAGAAGATATTAAGTGAAAGCACAATGCAGAATCTAAGAAACAGGAGTGACATTAATACAAAAACTTTAAATACATTATGTATTATATTAAGATGCCAGCCAAACGACATTTTAGAGATAGTACCAACCAACGACGAAAAAATAAAATATTTTTAAATAACACTAAAAAGGGTGTTGACAATGTAACACTATTGGTATATACTTAAGATACATTAAAAGAAAGGACAGCCGAAAGGCTGGAAGGTGAAAAAGATGAAAACAATCGAATTATTAAACAAGGTTGTCAAACTTGGATTTGACAGAGAAAAAGCACTTGCAGACATAGATGCAAGCCTTGATGAAATAATCGGAGCAGAGAACAGAAAGCCAATCGCAGAAGAGGAAATAAGCGAAGAGCTGGCAAATGATATTTTATTCGGGTTTGAATGTGAAAAAGAAAGCAATTAAGAAAGGTTAAAAGGTGGAAAAGATGGAAAGAGACGATTTTAAAAAAATAATTAAATTAAGGTGTGGCTTAAAGGATAAAAAAGCTAGTAATAGTATTAAAACGCCTTATGATGGTTATTTAAAAGAATATATTACAAAGCTTGTTAAATCACAAATGGAGATTGACAGCCTTGGTATTATGTTAAATGGAAATTTATGTTTGACATATGGCGGTGGTTGGAATGTCGAAGAACAGCGCACTGGCGACTATACACTTATATCTGGCGATTATTACAACGAAACCTGTTCAACCGAAGAAATGAAGCAGCGAATAGCTGTTTTAGCGGCTGAAATAGTAGACGATTAAAGAAAGAAGATAATATATGATTTAGGCGGTGTATATCTGTTATACATCGCTTTTTTAATGCCTATTGATTAATTATATTTATTGTGTTATTATATTGCTAATAATTAAATATATAAGATTTACACCCGATAATATTAGTATTGTTATCGGGTTATTTTTATGTTATTAAATATATAATAATTAATCAGCTGGAGCAGATCCAGCGGAAAGGGGAACACATGGAGAAAGTACAGGAAACACCAGACACGCCCGAAGTATTTCAAAATGACATAGAGCTTTATTTGTCGCAGTTTTGCGAAGAGCACAACATTGAAGATATGACCAAAGAACCGCAAAGCAGATGGAATGCTGCCCTAATGTATATTAATAAATATGTCTTTAGTGATAAAAGTATATTAAAGTTAAGTAATAATATTGATAAAAATAACACTAACTGCATAATGGATAGTAATTTTTATATGTATGATTTAGATAAATTAGAGTATATATTATATATATATTATTATTTATGTTCTGTATATGATAAAGAGTGTAGCATAATGGGATATAGTTTATTAACAGGTATTAATTACGATACATTAATGGACTGGGGAGCAGATGAGAGAAAACTAAGTACAAAAGGCTTCGATATCGTGCAAAAACTGCGTATTTTCCGCGAAGAAAGTCTATCAAATAAGCTCGCAACCGGCAATAAAAACCCTGTCGGCATCCTTGCAATACTTAACAGACATTATGCGTGGAATCTTCCCGGTGTCAGCAGAGAAAGCACCGCAAAGGTCATTAAAACAGCCGCAGACCTTCCGCAGCTCGGATCATCTGGAAATGCTCAAGGCTCTAATGTTCGTCAAATTGCACAACAAGAAATCATTGTGCAAGATGTACAAGAAATCCCACAAAGCCAGTAAACAAGCGGTTTCTAGCCGTTTGGCTCACGATAACATCATTTCGCTAAATTAGACTTTAGCGAAATGATAAAACAGAACATTTGAGCGATAAAAGCACGACAAAGCTAGTGAACAAGCGGATTAACAGCGATTGCGTGATAATTATTCATTGCGCAATGGCTCCGCTCTGGCTGATTTCGTTGTGCAAGATATACAAACGCAGGGCGTGGGGGTTATATATACACGCATTGCACGCCCAACTAAGTCGCTCAAATATTCTCAAAAATAAAAAGGCTTATTATATATATTTATATATACATAACCAACCAATAATAATTTATTAAACTATATACAATAACCATTATATTTATTAATATATAGTCCTGATAATAACCCATATAATATAATCAATAAATCTACTGTACAAATCTGATAAATAGGTGTATAATAGACACATCTTAATTATTCACAAGATATTCAATGAATACACACATCAAAACGGCTAATTCAGCCGAGTAAATTCCAAAAAATTTTAAAAATAAAAAAGAGTTAGGAGTTAGAAATGCAGGGAGCAGAATATCAGGCTTTGGCTATGCGGACAAATGATTGCAAAGCAACAGACAGAATGCTTGAAAATATGTTAACGTGCGATATGAAATATCTTCTACAGCAAAATTTGATTGCAGAAGACGAACAACATTTTGATTTTGGTGGCATCTTCAATGCTTGTCTTGGATTATCCGGTGAAGTTGGAGAGTTTAACGACATAATTAAAAAATGGATTTTCCATGAAAAGCAGCTTGATATTGACCACGCAAAGAAAGAAGCTGGCGATATTTGTTGGTATCTTGCAATGCTTTGTGAATCCTTCGGTTGGAGCCTTGATGAAATCATGCAGATTAACATTGATAAGCTGAAAGCAAGATACCCAGAGGGATTTGATACTTACAGAGCTAATCATAGACAGGCAGGTGATGTTTAATGAAATCAAGAAATATAATAAATATGTGCCTTAATTGTGAAAATAGGCTGAAACTATTCAATCAGCGACCATGTAATGATTGCGTTGTAAGTGGTGGGGAAAATAACAATTTTACACCTCTCAAAGATGTTGCACCTAGCGTCAATGAAAAACCGGTAAATGACAATGTTAATCATCCTAGCCATTATGCAACCGGTAAATATGAGTGCATAGATGTTATGCTTGAGATATTTGGTGTTGAAGCTGTAAAGACATTTTGCTTGCTTAATGCTTTTAAGTATAACTACCGCACTGGCAACAAGAATGGCTTAGAAGATATTAAAAAAGCTAAGTGGTACATTGACAAATACATAGAATTGTCAGAATAGCCATATCAATGCCTCATAGCCAAGCGGTAAGGCACCGGACTTTGATTCCGTTAGCGTGGGTTCGAATCCCACTGGGGTAGTTTGTCTTACTTTTATCGTAGACTACCATCAAACTGTTTTGCATTTTACAGGGTAGTCCTCCTTTCATGTACTTTCTTGGAGATTCAGTTAAGGGTGGTGAAAGACCACTCGGAAAGGCTTACCTCATACAGAGGTGTGAAAATCAACTTATCAAGGTTCTTCCACAATATCCCCCAAAATATTATTGCATTTTCCCTTGATAGCCGTTACAGGCGGTATTTGCCGATATGGGATAAAAGCATTCCAGTAGCTTGCTAAGCTATCCAGCAGAAATGTTGTTCGTGTTCGATTCACGATGTCGGCGTTTTGAAAGCACTTCTTAGGTCTGCGTGCGTAATGCTGTTTGCGGACTTATCCTAGGTCAAGAGGTGTGAGTAAGTTGCTATGTGCTGAAATAGGTAGCCAGTATTGCAGTAGATTTATGAGTTGAAATCTGCAACTTAGATAACTCGTCTTAAGTGTCATGTGGAGGTGCAAATCCTCACCATAGCAAGTGGTCGGGTCATTCCCGAATAAGCAGGCGTTGCAGTATTCCCTGCTGAATAATTAAAATGCTTGTGTTGGTTGATTTGCGAACAGGATGGCAGATAGCGTAATGAAGTGCCATAAATACTTTCCAACACAAGAAACTGTACAACGGATAGTATGCAAATAGGTAAGCAATCAAAGAAGATAACTGGTAATAACATTGCCAAGTGATAGGCAGGAGTCGTCTGTAATCAGCAACAATGTATTTTCAGAAACCAGTTATGCAGGTTCGAGTCCTGTCTATCCGATTACAACAAACTAGGTGATGCAGACCGAAAAGCACAAGCCTTAGTGCCTGTTTGTTGTTTTGTTAATAAGGCAGTTATCAGAAAGGCAGGTAATAAATATGCTATCAGAAAATGAAATCCAAACAAAAGTTAATTTTCTATCATCAGCAAGGTGTAACCACACATTCCATAAATACATTGACATAACAGGTGATTTGATAGAGGGTACGCTGTTATCAAGAATTTTATATTGGTTTGCACCAACTAAAGATAATAAAAGCAAAGTCAAGATATACAAAAATGGCAAATATTGGATTGCAAAGCAAAGAAAAGACTGGTGGGAAGAGATAAGGATTACTGAAAGGCAGTATGACAAAGCGATTAAATCGTTGGTAGAAAAAAAGTTTGTAATTACAGCAAAATACAAATTCAATTCAATGCCAACTATACATATACGACCTAATTATGATGTTATCAACGCAGAAGTTAAAAAATGGGAAGAAAATATCAGGCAAGAGGTTATAGCAGAAGATGAAGGACAGAAATTACAAAATGAGAAAAACGGGAATGACACAAAATGTAATTCCCAAGGGAATAACACAAAGTGTAACTCGGGAATGCCACAAGGTGTAACTCTTTTAACAGGGATTACTAACAATGATTACCATAACACTAATTACGGAACATTAAATACAGAGTGTAATTCTCTTAACAGAGAACAATGTAATTCTTTTTTACCCAAAGATAAAAAAGCGAAAGAGTTTAAGCCGATAAGCGAATACTCTCAAAGTGATTGGGAAGTTGCCGAAGAAAGAATGATAAGCAGAGCTGGCAAGATAGCTTATGATTGGACTAACGATGAAACGCTCAAAGAAAATACAGAAGCATTCTTTAAATACTTTTTAGACAAACACGGAGAATGTACTGGAGAATATCACTACCCATTAACAGATAAGGTTTTATCAAGAGTAGTAGATAATTTAACAAAAGAAACCGACATAGAGCGTGACGGATATACAGATACCTATTATGCGGCTATAAGTGATATGGACGATAATACAGACTACAAGATGTTGGTTGATGAATATTTCAATACAAAGTTTTCAGCACAATGTGATTACAGCTTAGTTCACTTTTCTTCTGAAAAGGTTTTAATTAACATTATGAATCACGCTTGCAAGGGTAGCTGGTGTGAAAGCAAAGAATGGTAGGAGTAATGTTTATGAGAGATAAAAACAAAATTCAAATTATTTCGTTTTTAATAAATTCAATATTATTGTGCATAATGAATGATATAGCTGGTGTGGATGGAATGATAATTTTTGCAGTAGGCGAAACACTTACAACAATAACATTAGCATTAACACATTAAAGACAAGGAGTGATTGATTATGGCTATGGGCGTACACCCACTAAACAAAGAGAAGTTCTACGAAGCAATAAACCTATATATATCAGGGCAGGTTTCACAGGTAAAAGCGGCGAAAGTAGCAGGTTGTAGCGTACCGACATTTAAGAAATACGCTAACAAGATTTATGGCGGCGAGGAATTACCAGATAATTTATGGGGGAAGAATGATGATTGAGAGAATTGTTAATCGTTGGATAAGACGCAAGACAAAGAATCTGACAGAAATACCACTTTTTACAATGACATTTGATTATCGCAAATATAAGACACAGGGCAAGAAAGACAGTTGCACAATGCATTGTCACCCAGATATTGTACAAGATGAATTTGTAAAGAGCAAATTACAGGAAGTTGTTGACTATATCAGAGATAACTATGATTTGGATATATTTACGAAGATTTGAGGTGTGATATGTGTAAGTTTTGCAATGGTAAAAAGAAGAAGATTGAAAATGGCTATACATATGGCAGAGCATATATAGAATCAACTAATTATGGCTATTGTTATAAACTTTGCTATGACAACAGCGGTGAAGAATATGGAGAGGGAGAGTTTGAAATCAATTATTGCCCTATCTGCGGTAGAAAGTTGGTGTAGTAATGGTGGAATCTTTGAGCAAATTAGCAGAAAAATGTAAAAGTTGCCCTAAATCTGAAAAATGCGACCATAAAAGAATGGAGCTATGCGCTTTAGCGGATTTGCCACCACAAAATCTTGCAAGTGCTACACAAGGCATTTTGATGGACAATATGTCACCTATATTGAGGGAAGAAATAAAAAGCCCTTTGAGTCCATTTAGGTACAAAGACGAATTAGAAAAAGCACTAAATGATTCCCGTTTCGGAAATATGTTTATGTATGGTGCTTAGAAAGTTGGTGGAAGAATGAAAGAAACAATTTTATATATTTCAAAATCGGAACAGGATATACGAAGTTTTCTGAAATATCTCCAATCAAAGCTAAAAGCAGAGCAAAAGGAATGTACCCTAGATGAAAAAAACGATATTTTAAAAGTGCCAAAATATTACGATATTGTCGGGAAGAGCGTTCACGGAAATATGCTTGGTGCAGGCTATGGATATTGCAAATATTATTGTTTTTCAGAAGCGTATGATAAAGATAAATACAGCAATGCAGAAAATGAAAGACTTAAAGAAATTCTTATGCACACAAGAGAGGGTGCGGAGAGAATATCAGGACTTGATATTTTGTGTATGCTAGGGTTGGTTTAAAAGGCGGTGGAAGAATGAAACATCAAAAAGAATGGCGCACTTGCGATAGGTGCGGAAAAGAGATGATGCCTAAGAGTTGGAAAGAAGTTAGATTTAAGCAAGTTGGATGTTGCGGAGATATAGTTCCCACTTTTGAAGATAATGATATGTGTCTTGAAATCAAGAATGTTCGCAGATATGAATTTTTAGAAAGAACATATGAATTATGCCCTAATTGTAGAAAAGATTTTGAGAGGTTTATGAGGAATGAGTGATATATATGCGATACCGGTATATAGATACAAAAACAATGGACTCTGTTCAGCGTTTGAAGAAGCTAAGGAAAACGAAGACTTTGTAAGACTTGCGGATTTCAATGCAACAGAGAAGAGATTAAAGAAACAGATAAGGGAATTATTGACAAAGATGGAGACCTGTGAGGAATGAGCAACATTGACAATCCTTTATCAGAGTATCAACCGCCATCTAAAGAAGCATTGAGAAATTTTGGAATAGATATTTCCAAAGAAGCTGTAGAAAAATATGCTTTGAAAAAGTTTGGCAGACTGCCACAAAGCCATATTGAAACGAATTTCGCTATATGCTCTAAAATAACTGAGGAAACAAGGAGATTTATAAGCAATGAAAATATCAGAGATGAATAACTGCATTGAAAAAATGCGTGAGTGTTACAAGTTTGATGATGATAAAACGGAAATACGGATTGGGGATATGACGAGTAGAAGTAACAGATATGTAACTGTCGGTGCAAGGGATGAAAACGGAACACAGATTGAAATGACAAGGCGTGCGGATGAATTAGAACAATAATTGCTGATTATCAGCGGAAAGGAATTTTTATGAAGAAGAAAATTATAGCAATTGTATTAGGATTGACATTGTGTTTAGGAATGACCGGATGTGCATCATGGGACAGAATGGTAACAGATATGAAAAGTGATGTAAATGGCGACATGCAGAGAACAATTACTGTATACACGGCAGATGGTAAAGAACTTGCAACATATAAAGGCAAAATTGATATTGATACAAACGATGGTGAATATGTTAAGTTTGATTTTAACAGCAAGAGATATATCTACTACAACTGCTTTGTAGAAAGCATTGCAGATATTGATTAAGCGATATTACCGGCTACAGATTGATTGTAGTCGCTACCCTAAAACAATTATAGGCAGAGGTCTATAAGCACCTTTGCTGAAAAGTGGAGGTGCTTTTCTTATGGCTAGTCAGAGCCTTATTTCTACAATCAATGGATATGAAAATTACATAGAGAAAAATGGAATAGATGAAAGCGTTATGGACGCATACATAGAAGCGTCAGAAGTGGCAATTAAAACTGAAAAGGATATTCAGTATGGATTACAACTAACAAAACGCTGTAAAGAGATTATAGAACAGTTTTGCGTGGAGCATAGCGGCGTTGGAATATGGGACTTAGAAAAATATGCTCAAGACAACGATGAAGAATATCCTTTAATTGACAAATGGTATAAAACTCTTAAAACTGAAAGTTGTTATGATTTTGAGAGCTTTATGTTTTATATGGAACGGAAAAGACATTACAGCAAAAGGTTTTATTTTCCAAGGCGACACACCCTTAAAATAGTTGTCAATGATTTGCAAGACCTTGAAAACAGAATAATTAAATTTTATGGATTATCAATGCCGTCAAGAGTTGGAAAGTCCACAATTTGTATATTCTTTCTTGCGTGGGTATCGTTACGCAGACCTAATAGCCATTCAGCTATGGGCGGTCACTCTGGAATACTCGCAAAAGGCTTTTACAAAGAACTTATGAACTTATTTACTACAGAAGAGTATACATTTTCTGAATTGTTTTATTTTTGGAATCCAGAATACGCAAATAAACCACTTGTAACAGATAAAAGTGCTGATGAATTTACAATAACCCTTGGAAATCCAGACAGATTTGCGACAGTTACTTGTCGTGGTATTGATGGCACTTGGACCGGTGCGGTTGATGTATCGAAAGATGGATATTTGTATGTGGATGATTTGGTAAGAGATAGAGAACATTCATTATCACCTATGCGAATGGAAAATACCTATCAAGAGTATCTAAACAAGATGGTTGACCGAAAAAACGATGGTGCAAGAGAATTGATGGTAGGTACATTATGGAATGTCCTTGACCCATTGGAACGAATGAGAAAGCAATACGAAAATGACCCACAATACAGGTTTAGAAGAATACCGGCACTTAATGAAAATGATGAGAGCAACTTTGACTATGAAATAAATGGCTTTTCAACAGCTTATTACAGAGATATGAGGGAAAAACTTGATAAAGCTGAATGGATGGCTAAGTTTATGCAAAAGCCTTATGTTCGTGAGGGATTGCTATTCCCGGACAACGAATTGAGATTTTTCAATGGAGACTTTAACGATGAGCTGGAAAATAAAGAACGAAAAATAATAGCATTGTGCGACCCGGCTTTTGGCGGAGCTGATAATTTATCAATGCCGGTATGTGCTGATTTTGGTGGAAAGCAAAAATATATTATTGATTGGGTATATAAAAAAGGTACACAGGCGGTTACAGTTCCGTTGGTTGTAGCAGCTATCAAGAAACATTACATAACAGAATTGCACATTGAACAAAATGCTGGTGGGAAGCTAATAACGGACAGTATAAAAGCTGAAATGAAAAAGCAGAATGTATATTTTTGCAGAATTATTCCATATTACGCAAATACCAAACTGCCTAAAGAGGAAAAAATCAAAGGATATTCTGACAGAGTAAAAGAAACTTTTATTTTCCTTATGAGTAGGCAGTATCTTGCAATAGATGATAGACCAACTTACATAAGAACACAGATGTATCAAGATGCTATGGATGAATTTACAATGTATACATCAGAGGGTAAAAATCCACACGATGATGCAAGCGATTCGATAACACAGCTTGCAATAGTAATAGATAAAAAGGCAACACAAACAGTAATAATGTCAAGTCCGATATAAGAGGAGGGTTTATATGACAACTAAGGACTATTTGAATCAAATAAGCAGACTTAACAGAATGATAAACAATAAGCTAACAGAAATAACACAGCTTAGAGAACTTTCTTGCAGCATATCGGCGATTGGAAACGAAGAAAAGGTAATATCATCATCTGACCCAGATAAAATAGGCTCTACATACGCCAAAATTGACGAAATGGAGCGCAATCTTGATAATATGATAGATGAATATATTGAAAAGAAAAACTTGATTATAGGGCAAATAGACAGCATAGAGAATGAAGATTATTATAATATTCTGTTTTCAAGATATATTGAAAAGAAAACTTTCGAGGTTATCGCTACAGAAATGAAATATTCATGGAGACAAATTATTAGACTTCATGGAAAAGCTCTTAAGGCATTTGAAGAAAAATATGGCAACACATATTTAAAGATGTCATAGAATGTCATATTGCGCTAATGATATACTGTATCTGTAAGAAATTACAGAGCTGTTTTTCATAAATATATTCCTTATCAGAGGCACCGTTACTTAATTGTAGCGGTGTTTTTTGTTATGCAATGAGGTGGAAATATGAATTTTTATATGAATAAAGATAAATCAATTATGTGTCCAAACTGCCATAAGTTTTTGACTAAGGCAGACAGCAAAGACACAAGAACACATAAATTAGCGTGCAAGCATTGCCACAAATGGATATGGTATGTGCCTAACGATGATGATAATTTTCAAATTAAAGAAATACCGGACAACAGAAGTTCAAGCGGTATGACATTTTATTAGAGGTATAGACAATGCAGACAGGAAGAATTGCTATTTATACAGGCGCAAAAGAAATAACACCTGACAATATAATACCAATTTTGCGTGAAGCAATTTTGGAACATGATATTAATTCCAACAGAATACAGTTTCTTCTTGATTATGACGCAGGAATACAGCCAATAGTTAGGAAGAACCCAAAGACTTACAGACCAGACATTGATTGTGAATGCTGTGATAATGTGGCTAACGAGGTCACAGAGTTTAATTTAGGATTTAAGTGGGGAAATCCTATAACGCTAGTTCAAAACGGCGACAATGAGGATTCTAACCTCACAGAAGCTATAGCAGAATTAAACAGTTGCTACGAATCACAGAATGCAAGGCAGAAGCAACAGGAACTTGCAAGATATGTTGAAATCGGCGGTGTTGGATATGTCCTTATTGATGTGAATACAGAATATGAGGATGGGGAAAGCTATTTCACATATGATGTATTAGATCCAAGAACAACATTTGTTGTAAGGTCAACAGCTTATAGCGATAAGAGGGTTATTCTTGCAGGTACTTATATCAAAGACAAACATAGCGGTACAAGATATTACACCTGTTTTACAAAAGATATTCGCTATGAAATTACCGACGGAATAAAAATCACTAACGGACCAGAAAAAGGAAAAACAAAATGGGGATTTTTAGAGAGAAGTGGGGAAGAGAACCCATTACATAAAATCCCTATTATTGAATATACAAGGTCATTTGATAGAATGGGATGTTTTGAACGGCAAATATCTGAAATGGATAACTTAAACCTACTCATTTCAGATTTCACGAATGATGTCGAACAGAATACACAGGCAGTATGGCATACAAATGATGTTGATTTCCCGGTTGAACAGGAAACAACAGTTGATAAAGATGGAACGCAACGCATTACTGAAAAAGTAAGAAAGCCAAAATCTGGAGAATGGATGCAGACCTACACATCAGCAGATGGCAAAACTCCAATAGTTGAGCCACTTGCAATCAATTACGATTACACAGGTATGCTTAATAATATCCAATCAAGGCGACAGATAATCTTGCAGAAATGCAATGTGCCACAACGAAATGATAATAGCGGTGGAAGTACAGGAGTTGCAATGTCGGACGCAACAGGCTGGTCACAAGCAGAAACAGCGGCGGCAAAGCAACAACTGATTACAGATGGCTGCAAAATGGAAGAGATAAAAGTTGTTCTTGCGGCTATTAAGCTGTCAAACAATGTTAATAGCAGTAATCCATTACTTAAATTAAGGGCAAGAGATGTAAAGCCTAACATTAAGCGACAAAAAACTTATGAAATGTCAACTAAGGTTAACGCTATGGCGACATTGATAAGCCACGGATTTAGTCTTAAAGATACAGTTGATGCAATTCCATTTTTTGATGACCCTAACGATGTTGTAGCAAGAAGCGGAGAAATGGTTAAGGCATATCAAGACAGCATAATTAACAAAGACACACAGAACCAAGCAGAGGGCGGAGATGGCGAACAATCGCCTAACAAAGACCGCACAATGCAAGACTTATCAGACCAGACAGAAAATAGTCCAGTTATAGATAAGAGCAGAACTGATAAATAAATTGATATTGAGCCACAGGGTAGAAATGCCTTGTGGCTTTTTATATGTCCTAGAGAAAGGGCAATACAAATATCGCAAGAAGTTGAGAGAACAACAAAAAACGCAGAAAGCAGAGGTAAAGAAATTATGGCAGATGTAATTAACACAACAACAGAACCAACAACTAACAATGAGCCACAGAACGAAGAGCAGACACCTAGCGTAGAAGAACTTATGGCGCAGCTTGCTAGTGAAAGAGCTGAAAAAGAGAAGTATAAGAATGCTTCCGATAAAGCCAGTTCAGAAGCAGCTAAGTACAAGAAAGAACTTCGCTCGAAGCAGACAGCAGAAGAACAGGAAGCGGAAGCAAAGGCAGAAGCTGAAAAGTTGCAGGCTGAAAAGTTCGAGAACATGAGCAAAGAACTTAATCATATGAAAGCTGTCAATGCTTATCAGAAAGTTATAGGCGATGGAAAGGATATTGATTCTTTGATTGAGGCGGTTGCAGATGCAGACCATAGCCTTATAGCAACTGTAATTGCCAATGAAGTGCAAAGACAGGTTAAAGAAGCTAAGGCAGAGTGGCTTAAATCAAGACCGGCTATTAATGCAGGCGGTGGAGAAGAAAGCACGATAACACAGGAACAGTTTAACAAGATGAATTACCACGAAAGAGTGGAGTTCAAAAATAAGAATCCAGAACTTTATAAGAAGTTCACAGAGTAGAAAATGGAGGTAAATAAACTATGCCACAGACTAAGTTAGCAAATTTAGTAGACCCACAGGTAATGGCTGATATGGTATCAGCTAAGTTACCAAAGAAGATTAAGTTCTCACCTATCGCAAGAGTTGATACAACACTTGTAGGCAGACCGGGAAGCACAATCGTTGTGCCAAAGTATGCGTAAACATATATGCGCCTTTAACTGGTAACAGTTATCGAAAACTCTTTTAACTGCTGGAAACTCCTAAAGAAATGTCACAACTTTAGGACAATCAGCAACCAAGACATATTTAACATATAGTTCCAAAGTATTGATATGTTGTGCAATATATGATATAATGCAAATACGGAGGAACGAAAATGAAAAGAAAAACTGATGAACAATTTAAAAAAGAAATAAACGATATATATGGCAACACATTGGAAGTGTTAGGGAAGTATAAAAACAATAAAGAAAAGATACTTGTCAAATACAAAAAATGCGGGCATTCTGAAATGAAAGCACCTATCAAGCTTTTAGCACATCAAGGTTGCGGAAAGTGTAAGGGAAAATCAATATCAATTTCAAAAACTAAAACTAAAGAAAGATACGAAAAGGATTTGAGAGGTAAAGGAATTGATTGGATTAAAGTTGTGGGAGACTACAATGGAGTTAATAGCAAAATTGATGTGATAAATCTTAAGTGCAATCATAGATACAAAGTGAATGCTGGAAACTTGTTACAAGGAAGCGGTTGTCCTATATGTCACGGAATGAAAGATACAAGTAAATTTATTGATGAAATTGAAACAAAATATCCCGGGAAATATACAATTATGGGAGAATATGTCAATAACAGGACACCTATAAAAGTAAAACATATATGCGGATATGAATGGGAAGTGATTCCTAAAGACCTTTTAAGAGAAGAAAGGTGTCCTAAATGTATGATTTCTAAAGGAGAGTTGTTCATTAGCGAATATCTAAAAGAAAATGGATTAAAGTATTCTCAACAATATAAATTTATTGATTGCAAAGATACATTACCACTACCGTTTGATTTTGCTGTTTTTCAAAATGGAGAAATTAGGCTTGTGGAATTTGACGGTATTCAGCATTTTTCTAGCAGGTCAATATTTAGCTACGAAATGACCAAGAAGCACGATGAAATAAAAAATGAATATTGCAGAGAACATAACATTCCATTATTAAGAATTCCTTATTGGTGGATAAGGAACGATAAAGCTAAAAGGCAGTTAGATAATTTCTTGTTAAATATGTAAGGTTCAACGACTATCCCGAAAGGGAGTACACACAAGCGTGTGGAAATGGAGAGCAACTTTAAGATGTGCAAAAGCACATCTTTTTTTATTACCAAAAGTTGAAGATATAGTCTAATCTATGCAGTAATGTATAGCAGTTCGTTAGAGAACGGCATAGGAATTAGCGAACCTATGTGAATGTCAATGATATTGGTGACGCAGAAGATGTAGCAGAAGGTGTTGCTATGGGTACAACAGTACTTACAACATCTACAACAGAAGCAAAGGTTAAGAAAGCAGGTAAGGCAGTAGAACTTACAGACGAATCAGTATTATCTGGTTATGGCGACCCGCTTGGTACAGCTATCAATCAGATTGCTATGTCAATCGCTGCAAAGGTTGATAATGACAGCTATGACGCACTTTGCACAGCACCTATTGATTACGATGGAACAGCAGCACCTATCAGCTATTCAGCAGTTGTAGCAGCTAATAGCAAATTTGATGATGAATCAGATTCATCACTTACAAAGATATTGTTCATCAATCCGGCACAGGAAGCCACATTACTTAATGACGATGATTTCAAGAGCAATGACAAGTACCCACTTAATGTAATTATGAATGGAACTATCGGTTCTATTGCAGGAGCGCAGGTTGTTAAGTCAAAGAAAGTTAAGTTAGTTAAGTATGAGCTTGATGATTCAACAGGAACAATCAATGTTGTGGCTGATACAACAAACGAGGATACAACGAATGTTCACCTTGACACAGCACTTGCACATACGCTTAAGCCAAAGGGTAAGGAAATTAAGGTAGGTAGCAAGTTAAAGGCTGTTGCAACAGAGTTCTACGCTTGTCCTATTGTTATCGTATCAGCAGAAGACCCTAACGAGGACACAGGTGCAGATGGCGTATCAGAGGAAGAGAACGCACTTACAATCTATATGAAGAGAAGCGTTGAGATTGAATCAGACAGAGATATTCTTGCAAAGACAACTGTTATCTCTGGTGATGAACACTATACAGCAGTCTTAAGCAATGATTCAAAGGTTGTTCTTGCTAAGTTCGGAAAGTAAGAGGTGTTTATATGTTATTAAGACGACATAAAATCAACGCCGCAAAGCAGAGCGAAGAAGTAACAGCAGATAATGTAAGACAGGAAGCTGTTTATGGAGATGAGCTTAAGTATGAGGAAGAGCAGGACAAGTTCCCTACTCAACCGACAAGCGATTACACAAAGACAGCTATTAAACGTATGCCAACAGCGGACTTGCAGACGCTTGCCTTAGAACAAGGTATTGAGAACGCAATGGAGCTTACAGGAGCAGAACTTAAAGAACTGTTAATTGAGAAATTAGGGTTATAGGAGTTGAAATTATGGAATACACCACATTAGAGCAAGTTAAAATCAGACTCGGACAATTTCATATTGAGACAGTCACAAATGATGATGAAACAACATCTGATGTGGTCGTGTTCGATAGCAAAGAAGATAATCCAATAATCGAACAACTTATTAAACAGGCTACAGAAGATGTAAAGGCAAGAAGAAATTACCCCGACAGCTACACAGATGAAATGATAACCGAGGACTTGAAGAAATTTGAGAGTGTTATTGTTAATCTGGCTGTGTATGACCATTCACAAGCTGGTGAGAACTACATGGCGAGTATGAATGAGGGCGGTGTCAACAGAACTTGGAGAGATAGAGATAGCTTATTTGTTGGGGTATTTCCTTTTGCTAAGGTTTTATAGAAGATTGTGCGTTACCAATACGGTAGCAGGCGGCACACATTAAGGGTGGTGGGCGGTGTGCCATTATTAATTATGAAAGGCGGTATATCAATGCCAATAGCAGTAATTATAAGCATTATTTCAGTTGCTTTTTCCGTCTTTTTCGGACTGTTTACGTTGGGATTTAATCTTAAGAACAACAAAAAGTCTGACAATGCAGAACTTACGGAGCGTGTAAAGGAAAATACACGCATAAATATGAAACTTGACACAATATCAGGCAACACAACAGAGATAAAAAATGAAGTTATAGAAATGAGAAAAGAGCTTAATTCTCATGATAACAGGATTATTAAGGTTGAGGAAAGTGTAAAGTCGGCGCACCACCGAATAGACGGATTGGAAGCACGACTTAATGAAGATAAGGAGGTATAGCAGAATGGAAATTATGCAGGCATTAATCGCAAATATGACAATCGTGTTAGCAATCATCGGGGCATTAGCCTTTATGGTATCTGTAATTACACAGGTAATCAAGGGTATTGGGGTATTCAATAAGGTACCTACAGATATTGTGGTATTTGTCCTGTCAATCGGTATTACTGTAGCGGCATTTGTTGCTTATATGCAGTATATTCAGATGACAATACTGTGGTACATGATTCTTGCGGCGATTATGGCAGGATTTGTTGTTGCTTTTGTAGCAATGTACGGTTGGGAGAAGCTGTCTGAACTATGGAAGCGATTTGGCAAGGATGTGAAGTAATATGCTTGACATTAATAAGCAGGCTATGAAGTATTCGCTTCAAGGACAGACGGTAACTATCTATGAAAGAGATGATGAGGGCAACATCCTATATGAGGGATATACCGACACAGAGGGTAACTTCATTCCTTATCTTGATGATGATGGGAACAAGATACCTAAAGTCCTTGAAGAAAAAACAGGTTTTTCAGAACCAGTCGATTTCAAAGCAAACATAGCTTTCAGCGGTGGAGAAGCACAAAGCAAGGAATACGGCTTTGATACCGCTGATTTTGACGCTATTTTGCTGACAGATAGGAATGTGTTGCCTATTCAAAAAGGCGACCTTATCTGGCTTGATAGCAAGCCTACATACACATCTGACGGACTTGTTGATGAAACGTCAGCAGACTTCACGATTGTAGGCATTAAGCCAGCATTATATTCAACTAAGTATATGCTTAAAGCAGTTGTAAAGTAGGTGCATTATGGCAAGACATACAATTAATATATCCTTGTCTGAAAAGTCCGTAAATGAAGCTATCAGACAGCTACAACAGTACAAGCAGAGTTTGCAGTATAAATGTGAATTACTTGTTGAACGACTAGCAGAATTAGGCGACAAAGCAGCAATTATGAGTGTTAATGAAAGTCCATTAGGTAGGACAGTAACATTGAGAGTTGACAGAAAGCCTATTCAAGATGGCTACCAAGCTATTCTGATTGCTACCGGTAAAACTGTTGAAGTAGAAGATAGAGAGCCATTTTACACGCTATTAGCAATTGAATTTGGCGCTGGTATTCATTATAACGCTATTGCCAATCCTAAAGCTGATGAATTAGGACTAGGAGTTGGCACATACCCGGGACAGGTTAATGCTTGGAACGACACATGGTGGTTTTGGGATGAACAAAGTGGAAGTTGGAAACCTACTCATGGCGTTAAAGCTACAATGCCTATGTACAACGCCACAATGGAGATTATTAATCAGTATAAGCAGATAGCAAGAGAGGTGTTTAGTTAATGGCAAATGCAAACGATTGGGCGATAGACCTCGAGAATACAGTCACAGCGCTTGTCAAGTCTACAACCCTAACACAGCTTAAAAAGAAATATCCAAAGATAGTCATAACAAATGAGGGGGAAAACAGCGGTCAAGCAGTATTCCCGACAGTATACATTCATTTACTGCCAGCAGTTGAACAAGGACAAACGCTTGACGGACAGACAATTAACGCATTGTTAGCAACATTTCAAGTAGACGTTACCACTAACACAAGCAAGTCTGACTGTCGTAAGGTTATGGCAGTAATTACAGATACATTTAAGACAATGAGATTTCAAGGCAATGCAATGCCAGAGTTCTCAATCAGTAACAAAGTACATAAGAGTACCGCTAGATTCAGAAGAATGATAGCGGCAAATGATAGATTATTGTAACAAAGAGCAGAAATGCTCTTATTTTTTTGCAAATTTTTAGGAGGTAGACAAAGCAATGGCAAGTACAAGTTATAAAGCTAGGGTCATCTACAAGGAGCATAGTGAAGATGGTTTTGCAGGCTCATATAAGTTAATGGTTGCGGCTAAGTCAATTTCAGCACCAGTATCAGCACCTAACACAGTTGAAAGCACAACATTTGAAGATGATTCACAGACATTCTTAATGGGTATCAAAACATCTGACGCTAAGACTTACACAGGAAATCTTGAAAAGGCTTATTTACAGGACTTAATCAAGGCAGAGGGCAAGCAGTTAGATATTATTCAGTTATATGGCTCTGACGGATTAGGTGCGGTTGCTAAGTACGCATTTGTCGGACAGGTAACAGCAACACCTAACGATGTTTCTGGTACTGATTCGGTACTTGAAATGACAGTAACAGCAGTTCCTAACACTTCACCTATAGAATGCACAGACAAGCTTCAAGTTGTCGAAGGTGCTGGTGGCACATTCACGGTAACAAAGGTGGGGGAATGATAAGCCAATCGACTAAATCAAAGGCTGTGTCGATTGGTGACACAAACGCCAAAACAGCCGACTATACATCATATCTTGATGATGTAACAGAATAATTAATTTAAAAGGTAGGTGCGGTGTAAAATCCGCACCTTTCCCTATATAAATGATAGGGTGGGAAAGGGTAAAAATTATGATGAATATTAATGTAAACGGAAAAGAATACAAAGTTGAGTTCTCTTTTGGCGCAGCAGAGTGCAAAGAGATAGTACAGAAAATGTTTTCTGTTGTTAACGGTTCTTACTTACTTGCACAGACAGATAAAAGTATTGCACAGGCTTCTTTTGACGGCTTGGCAAATATGACAGCAGATGTGCCAGAGATTTGCATTTTAGCCATTTATGCAGGCTGTATTGACAATAACCCAGTAACTATGAATGAAGCAAAGGAACTCACTAGGGCATATATTACAGAGAAAAGAAAGACAGATAAGAGTTACGGATATAGAACATTGTTTGAAGAAATCAAGAAAGCGATGGAAGATGATGGTTTTTTCGAGCTGTCGGGGATAACAACGATGTTAGAGGAAATGGCGAACAATGTGGAAGAAGCGGCACAGGAGCAGAAGAAGCCGACAGTAGTTCCACAGGACCACAAGAAAAAGCAGACTTCCACAAAATAATATGGGAAGAATACTTTGTCTTAGCCAGTTCACTAGGCGTTAGTTATTCAGACTTTCTAAAAATGACACCTACAAAATTATTACTATATGCAAAAGGCAAAAAGATTGATAGGCAAAATCGCGATTCAGAAATGTATAACTGGTTTCTTGCCTATGCAATACCGGCTATTTCTTGCGGCATTGGTGCGGCATTTAGTAAAGATACACACATTGAATATCCGAAGCAGGCTATTTTATCAGAAAAAACGGAAGAAAGCGAAGAAGATACCTACGATAAAGAGTTACAGCGAATGTTACTCAATGAACAGAAATGGGCGGCACGAGCTGAAAAGAGAGGACTACCGCCAACAATCCTATAAAAGGGGGTTAAAGCGTGGAATTAGACAGTTTAGAAGTCAAAATTACCGGTACTGCCAAGAAAGCTATTGATTCTGTTGATACACTAATAGAACATCTTACAAGGCTGTCAACATCACTTGCGACTGCAAATGGCTCATCACTAAACAGCCTTGCGAGCGGTGTTAGTCAGTTAGGTTCTGCTATGCAGAATATGAACGTAGGAACAGCAGATTTTACAAGGCTTGCTAAGAATATCACAAAGATAGGTTCTGTTGATTCAGTTGCCCTAACTAACACAGCTACATCACTTCAAGCTGTCACAAAGGCAGTTGCAAGCATATCAGCTATTCCTCAAAATGCAACACAGGTCACAGAATTTGCAAAGTCACTTGGTAAGCTAGGCAGTAAGAGTATAGAAAACGCCGTTGTAAACATTCCAAAGCTAGGCAATGCTTTAAATGGCTTAATGACAACGCTATCAAGAGCACCAACAGTAAGTCAAAATGTCATTCAAATGACTAACGCCTTGGCTAATCTTGCTAGCCAAGGCGGCAAAGCTGGAACTGCAAGCAGTGGTTTAATAAGGTCTTTCAATAACACCTATTCAAGTACATCTAAAGCTAAAAAAGGCTTTGGCAGTCTTGCGAGTGCAATAGGTAGATTTTATGCCACCTATTTTATGGTAATTCGTGGTAGCAAGAAACTTATAGAAGCCATCAAGTCAACAACAGATTACATTGAAGCGTTCAACTATCAAGCGGTAGCATTTGGTAAGATTGGTTCAGAATGGGATAAGGATTATGAAAAGTACGGATATGATAATGCAACAGCATACGCAGAAAGTTTTAAAAGCAGAGTAAATGATACTCTTGGAAAGTTATCTGGCTTAAAAGTTAATGTTCAAGGCGGTTTACTTGAAGAAAGTGGAGCAAAGAACTTAGGACTTAACATACAAGAGATAACGCAGTACGCTTCACAGTTAGCTTCTGTCACTAACTCATTAGGACAGACAGGCGAAGCAACAACGGCAATAACAAAGTCAATGACAATGCTTGCAGGCGATATAAGCTCACTTTTTAATGTGGACTATTCAACAGTAGCACAGAACTTACAAAGTGGCTTAATCGGTCAATCAAGAGCACTGTATAAGTATGGTATTGATATTACTAACGCTACATTAGCGACATACGCTTATAACTTAGGCATTTCCAAGTCTGTATCAGAAATGACACAGATGGAAAAACAGCAGTTAAGAGTGTTAGCAATATTAGACCAAAGTAAAGTATCTTGGGGCGATTTAGCAAACACTATCAACAGCCCATCAAATATGTTACGCCAGTTCAGTAACAATATGAAAGAGGTAGGAATGGTAGCAGGACAGCTATTCATCCCAATTCTTTCAAAGGTTATGCCGATAGTAAACGGGGTAGCTATTGCAATCAAAAGATTATTAGTCAGCCTTGCTTCTTTAATGGGCGTTAAGATTGATTTTGAAAGTTTCGGACAAAGTGGCTATAAAGACACATCAGACGGCTTAGAAGATATTTCAGACGGCTACCAAGATGTAGCCGATTCAGCTAAGAAAGCTACATTATCCCTTATGGGATTTGATGAAATAAATAAATTGCAGGACGATACAAGCTCAAGCAAGGGTTCAAGCGGTGGTGGCGGTAGCACTATTGATTTGACAGACGATATTACTAAGGCGGCGGCTGATTATGAAACGGCATGGAATAAAGCATTTGCAAATATGGAAAATTCGGCGGTTGCTTGGGCTGATAAGATAGAGAAAGCACTTGAACCTGTTAGGAAGATATTCAAAGATTTTGCAATCGGGGATTTCTATGCAGCAGGACAAGATACATCTAACCTTGTGGCAGGAATTTTTAATTGGTTTGCAAAGGCTATAGATGATGTTCCTTGGTATACAATTGGACATAATATAGGAGAGTATTTAGCTGGACTTAATTGGGTTGAAATATTTTCAAGCCTTGGTAATGTGTTATGGCAAGCCATTAAAGCAGTTATCGAATTATGGAGTGGTTCATTTACGGCAGCACCAATTGAAACGACTTTAATAACGGCTATAGTAGCATTGAAATTTACAGGCTTAGGAAGTGTTTTGAAAAAGAAACTTGTTACAGTAATAGGAACAAGTATTAAAGGTGCTTTAAAATCATTTGGAACAGGCAGCATAATATCAGGAATAGGTGGATTACTTACAACAGATATAGGCACTATTATAGGAGCAGGAACAGCAACAGAAATAGGTTTAACTATAGGTGCTGGAATAGTAGGTGGAATAGTAGCTGCTATTGCTGGATTTAATTTAGGTAATTGGCTCAATGAAAAATTAACAGGCGAGAAAATAGATATGTCAATGTTTGACCAAATAGCATATCTTATAAAAGCACCATTTGAAGATTTACCTAGCTTTATTGACGGAGTGATAGAAACTATCACATTTGGACATAAAGATGATATAGCAAATTGGTGGACTACAAGTGTTGCACCATGGTTTACTAAGGAGAAATGGGGAGAACTGGGAGACAACATAAAAACATCTTTAAGCGAAAAATGGAACAGTTTTTCAGATTGGTGGGGCAATACAGCTATTGTTAGCTGGTGGAATAATAATGTTGCACCGTGGTTTGAAAAAGATACATGGGTTGACGCTGTTGACGGAATGAAATTAGGAATACAAGAAAAATGGGATTCAATCGTTGGTTGGTGGAACAGCCTTGCAATTGTTTCTTGGTGGAGCAATGATGTGAAACCGTGGTTTACTAAGGAAAAATGGGAAAGCTTGGCTGACGGAATTAAAAAAGGCATTCAAGGGAAGTGGGATGATGTTGTAGATTGGTGGGATAGCAAACCAGCACTTCAACGCATTTCTGTGGCTATCGAAGATTTTAAAACTAAGATACAGAACGCTTGGAACAGCTTTAAGCAGTGGTGGAATGATTTAGGACTTGAATTTCCACACATTGATACACCACACTTTAAGATTGACGGAGAATTTAGTCTTGCACCGCCTAGAGTGCCAAAAGTCAGTATTGATTGGTATGCAAACGGCGGATTCCCAGGCAAAGGACAATTGTTTGTCGCAAACGAAGTTGGACCCGAAATGGTTGGTACTATGGACGGAAGAACAGCAGTAGCCAATCAGCAGGAAATCACAACAGGTATTGCCAACGCAGTTTATCCAGCCGTTTACAATGCGGTTGTAGCAGCTATGTCAGAAGCTAACAACAATGTAAACATAACATTACAAGGTGACGCAGATAAGCTGTTTACAATGGTGCAAGATAAAGCTAACAGCTATACAAATATGACAGGTCAAGCAGCCTTTCCATATTGATAAGATAAAAGTATTGTGCTATTCTTTTGATATATATAAAAAGCAAAGGGGTAACACAATATGGTAGATAAGAAACAGAAAAAGAAAGATAGTAAACTTAGCATAGTGGCAGCGGTTATGGCACTTTTTACTTTTACAATTCCAGTAGCACTTATATTAGCTATTGTGGATTTGATTAAAAGCAAAGGGAATAGATCACAAAGGCATTTAGGTTCTTATTTTGCAATTATATTTTCGATATTAATGTTAATAGTAGTAATTGACAGAAATGGAAATAATAACAATGCAGACGGCATAAATGTCACTAAACAAGTTGCTACAACAGAACAGAACACAGATACAGTTACATATGATAATACAACGCTTAAATATCTTAAGCATGATGTAATTACAGATAGCAATGACAGAGAAGTTCTTGTTGTTTATTTTGACTTTGCAAACAATTCAGAAGATAACACAGCTTTTGCATATAATTATAATGTTACATGCTTTCAGAACGGCAAAGAACTTGATTATCCGTTAGTTAGTTTTGATATTGACGAATACAATAATATTGCAAGAGAATTACAGACAGATACAAATATTACAGTTGCAAGGATATATATACTAGAAGATAAAAGCAATGTTGATTTAGAAGTAACGCCACTGGGAGACAATAAAAAACTTATGAAATTAACATTAGAATTACAGTAGAGGGAATATGTATGTCAGTAAAAAAGAACTAAACGAAATGTTAGAAGCAATAGGAATAAAGAAGAAACAACAGCCACAAATTCAACACCCACTAAATCCTTACTTTAAAGGAGTGTACAGAGCGACAGAAAACGGCTTAGTTGAAGTATATTGTCCAAGATGTAGCAGTTGGGATTGTTCTCACACGCAGATTACAACAACTGTACCACAGAAAACTAAGACAAGATATACTGTTAATCTGAATCCTTTAAGACCGCTTACACTGGTTAATAAGAAAGAGAAGATTAAGCAACAGGGCAGAACTTATTCACAACATAGGTTTGTGTGTAACAGATGTGGGCTGATTTTTTGGTAAACAAAAGGCTGTCAGTCCGACAACTGACAGCCAAAAGTCACAATACCACTTAAACAAGCGGTACAGATATTATATAACACTAATTGAATTAATGCAATAGAAATATTAAGGAGCGTATCTTTTTGGTGCGTTCCATTTTTTATTGAAAAAGTGCTTGACTTTTTTGTGCGTACGGTTTATATTAAATGTGCGGACAGAAAAGAGGTGAGTATATGTCCAATAAAAAAGGTAGACCTAAACTCGACAATCCTAAAAATGAAAGAATATATATTCGTGTCACCAAAGAGGAAAAGGAAGAAATAATGAATTTTTCTGATAAAAGCGGATATACAATACTTGATTTGATTAAAAAAGGCATTGAAAAAGTAAAAGGGCAAAAAAAATAAAGTGTTGCACCGCTACCAACGAACACAACACTTTAAAAACACCAATCCGAAAGGAATTGATAAATCTATCATATCAGTTTCTTTCGGAAAATTCAAGATTTTTTGGAGGAAAACTATGGATAAATTTTTAGATATTATATGTGCAAATCAGATTATGAGTACAAAAGAGCAGGGAGATAAGTATATAGAATTTTTTGAACCATTTATGAGCAAACTTAAAGATATTGTGAGTGAAAAGGTTTATTCTGAATTGGAAGAAATGTTTAGCAGTTGTGTGGTAGAAAACAATAGTTTTTACGCTGCTGCAGGCATGAAATTAGCAATAGGTGTTATTGACGATACTTATGTTCCTACTGTGTAATCAAAATATTGCGTGAGGCATTGTGGGCATATACTCCCACTACGCAATAGATTCTGTTTAGAGCAAATGATAAATTTTTGTAGGAGGTAAAATAATGAGTTATAATTATCCAACTACAAAAGATAGTTCTCACAATGAGATTAAAGTACCTATGAACACTAAGAATATTTGCGGCGTAGACTGCTATGAGCAGAATGGCGTTGCGTACTTAAGATTGGAAAATGTTGCTAGAGGACTTGGGTTTACTCAAACCCAAAAGAAAAACGGAGTGGAATATATATCTATTCGTTGGGAAACAATCAACAGATATTTAGAGGATATTGGTTTCCCCAACAAGCTGGGGAAAGACGATTTTATCCCAGAAAACATCTTCTACAGACTAGCAATGAAAGCCAAAAATGAAACAGCAGAGAAATTTCAAGCATTAGTGGCTGATGAGATTATTCCGTCAATTCGCAAGAATGGAATATATGCTACTGATAATGTTATTGATGAAATACTGAATAATCCAGACTTTGGAATAGAATTATTAACAAAGTTAAAACAGGAAAGACAAGCAAGAGTTGAAGCAGAAAGAAAGAATGCTATCTTAACACATGTCAATAAGACATATACAATGACAGAGATTGCTAAGGAACTGAATCTGAAATCTGCCATTCAACTTAACAAGTTACTTGCTGATAAAAAAATTCAATACAGTGTCAATGGAACTTGGGTTCTTTACTCACCATACAGCAGTATGGGATATGAAGAAATTAAGCAAGAAATCCTCGACAATGGTAAGGTTATTTATCACAGGAGAATAACACAGCTTGGAAGAGAATTTATACTGCAATTATTCAATGAAGTTGCATAGATTTTCTTGAGAATATTAGAATGGCTCAAACAGAAATAAATATAATGGTTGCAAGAAATTTGTAACCACACTAAGGAATGTATCAGAAATGGTGCATTCCTTTTTTAATGCCTTGAAAGGGGTGGTTTGATTGATTGACGCAGTTGTGATTGAGGGGGTTAGATTCCCAGTGGCATATAACGGCTACACATACAGTAGAAATAAGATATGGTCTAAAAATACAGGAAGAAATGACTACGGCGAAATGGTAGGTACAATCGTGGATATCAAAGACAAAGTAGAGCTTCAATTACCGCCGCTAACAGGTGAGCAGGCACTGTTGCTTGATAATGTGGTAAGTGACATAGATAACCCTTATCCAACAGCACAAGTCTTATTCTTAGGTGGTACGCAAAAAGAAATGACAATATACACAGGAGATGTGACATATCCGTATCTCACAAGGGCGAAGAATGAGGACGGACTAATAGTCGGAGCAAAATTAAGTTTAATTCAAAAATAAAGGAGAGTTCCACATGAAACTTAAAACAAGTGAGTTAATAGACAGATTTCAAAGTTTAAGTAATATATCGCATGACAAGACTACAGGCAGAATTGCTATGGCTGTTATGTGCAATATTAAGGCATTGGAAGAACTGTACAAAGCAACATTACAGACTATAGAAGATACCAAGGTTAAGTATGCAGATAAGGACGACAGTGGTAATCCAGTTATCAACGATAATCAGTATCAGATTACATCAGAGAACTTAAAGAAGTTACAGGAAGAATTGCAAGAAATCAATGAGCAAGAGATTGAAGTGCCTGACACGACAATGCTTCCTATGGACGCATTCGATAAATGTGAAGAAATTACACCAGCTAAATTATACTCAATTGAATTTATGATAAGCCATTAATTAATCAATAAAGGCGGTGTAGAATGAAGATATTAGACACAGCTATGACGGAAATTGTTAAGGGAAATAGTGCAAGATACTATTCTAAGTATGTTGTTGATGGAGAAGAACATACCGATACACTTAACAATTTCAAGTTTCAAAACATGATAAATCCCAATAACGAAATTACGATAGGTAACACTTGCAGTAGCGGTGTTACCTTTTCTATTTATATGCCAGCAATAAGCCTCGAAAATAAGGAGATTGCCATATTCGAGGGTGTTAAGGTTGGCACAGAAATTAACTATATTAAGTTGGGAATATTTACAGTTACTAAACAGACAAGTGATGGAGAGTATACAAACTATGAAGCATACGACAGAATGTATAAGGCTGACATGCCTTACTTCTCTGACATGACATTTCCTAACACAGATAAAGCTATTCTTAATGAGATATGCGGCAAGTTAGGTATATCTTTAGCGACAAATATAGTCACAGCACATACTATCAGCGACAAACCACAAGGATATACCTACAGAGAAATTATCGGTTATATGGCTATGCTACAAGGTTGTAACGCGGTAATTAATTCTGATGGAAACCTTGAATTAAGGTGGTATAAGGATAGCGGTTATGTACTTGATGGACATAAGTATTATCAGCAGGGCGTTACATTTACAACAAGCAAGGATTTTATCATACAGAAGCTGACTTGCAACAATACCAAAAGCGGTTCTACAGAACAAAGTCAGATTACTTCTGGTGACGGAGCGACAGGGCTTAGTTTTGCCAATCCGTTTATGACACAGACAATTCTTGATGAAATCTATAAGAAGATAGGCGACTTTCAGTTCAGACCGCTTACAGTTAAGTTTGTCGGTGATTACCGATTGGAAGTCGGAGACATTATAACTGTCAATAAGGGCGGTGCTGATTACAAAGTGCCTATAATGCAGATTACGCACGAATGTGACGGCGGACTTATGGATACCGTTACATCTATAGGTCAATCTGACACAGAGAATACAAGCGTTGCCTCTGGTCCTATTACTAAGCAGATGGAGCGGTACTACGCCGACTTGATACTTGTAAATAAAGCACTTATCAATAAGCTATCTGTTGATGAAGCTGATATCAGATACGCAAGCATTGAAACCTTAAAGGCTGTTAATGCTGATATTGACAACCTTAAAACAAATAAACTAGATGCAACATATGCAGATATCATTAATGCTAATGTGGAAAGCCTTAAGGCTGTTAATGCGGATATTGCAAATCTTAAAGTAGACTATGAGAAAGTTGGCATACTTGACGCAAGTGTAGCTGATATCAAGACATTAATATTCGGTTCAGCAACAGGAACAACAATAACAACGGATTTCTCTAATTCTGTTATTGCTGTTTTGGGAGAAGCGCAGATTAAGTCAGCAATGATTGATAGTCTTGACGCAAGCAAAATCACAGCACTTGACATTAATACTACTAATGTACTTGTTCACAGCGAAGATGGCAAGTCACAGTGGAAAGACAATACAATTCAAATATCTGACAGCAATAGGGTTAGGGTTCAGATAGGTAAAGACGCTAATTCAGATTACAACATGTATATCTGGGATAAATCAGGCAATTTGATGTTTGACGCTATTGGATTAACAGACAAAGGTATTCAACGACAAGTTATCCGTGATGATATGGTTAAGGATAATGCTGATATTGCCGCAAGCAAGTTAAATATAGAATCGCTGTTCAATGTTATCAACAATGATGGTTCACACACGCTTAATTCAACGAAGATATATGTTGATAGTGAACAGCAAACCCTTGATAGCGTATTTAAGAGTATTCAGACAACCGTTGGCGGCAATTCTACATTATGGGGTTCGGCTATTAAGCAATCTAAAGATTTTATTGACCAAAAGTTGTGGTGGACTGATATTCGCAATGGAGAGTCTATCGAAAGCAAATTCAATACAGTTACAAGTACGCTTGATAGCTTCGGTGTGCAAATAGGAGATGTTTACAAGCAACTCAACGATGATTTCAAGGTATATCAGGTGACATACGAGCCGACTAAGGATAATTATCCAGCTAATGAGTGGAGTGTACCTATATATCCAAGCGATGATAGATACCCTAGTGATAGCACATGGGAATACACAGAAGCAGAATATGATAATTATGTAGGCATTATAGCGTATTGGGAAGCACAGAACAGAGCGTGGCGTTGGATTAAAAAAATAGACGGAACGCACGGTTGGAAAGAAATATCTTCAACCGAAATCGCTTATCTTCTTAATCAAAATGCCGCGTTAAAGGTGAATCTTAATACAATCAGCTCTGAATTAAGTAAGACACAGATTGATATAAGAGACAACTATAGCACCACTGTACAAGTTAATAATGCTATTACACAGGCAATTAGTGCAGAGAGCAATAGTATTAAGTTAGAAGTGTCTAATAATTACGCTACAAAGAAGAGCCTTGAAAGTTATGCCACAACCGACAGTCTTAAAAGCTATGCTACAACAGCAAGCCTTGACCTTTACATCAAGAAAGACCCGACAAGCGGGGAACTTAAATCTGCCATTGAAGCTATTGCAGATGATATAACACTTAATGCAAGTGGAACAATTAATATTAGTGGTAATAAGTCTGTTAATATCAATGGTAATCTGTTCACGCTTACATCTACTAATACAACTATTTCAGCAGATGGAACTATAAGATGTGATAACCTGATATCGAGCAATGCGAAAATAGCAGGAGGTTCTATTGATATAGAGACTGATACATCAACATATAGTGCGATTAAATTATCTTATGGAGATGCTTATTTGAAGGAATCACCATATAGTATAGAAATGTACAATCCAAATGTTAAAACACATAACAACATTGATGCACACGGTGTTAGCATTATTGGAGATGATAATGTGGTAATAAATGCTATTACAGATTTTGGCGTAGATATCAGAAAGGGGGTTCTATATGTAGATTCAGAAGCTACGGTAAGATTTGACACAGATTGTAACAATATATCTATATATCATCCGTCATTAGCAAGACGATGCTATCCGGCAATGTATACAAACAACCCTGTTACATTTGATTGGGATGGAAGTGTATTAAGAATATATGTAGATGACACAGTAGTAGCTTCATGGGACTGGAGTTCAAATACATGGAGCAATTAGAAAGAGAGGCAAGAATATGTTAAGTATAACGAAAACAACAAATTTAAGTGGAACATCTGTGATTAACGGTCAATCAGCCATGACAATGTATGCGGCTGTACCAGAAACAGGTTCATTGACAATTAGTCAGACAATTACTAACAAAGAATTATACCTTGCAAATCAGACACAATGTGATACTGATTATGAGAATTTCAAGCTTGAAGTCAATAAGCTGTTAAAGAATGAACAGCAGACAGTCGGTTCAGATACAACAGATACAATAACAGAGTAAATCATCAGAGAGTGTGGGTTTAAGCCTACACTCTTATTTTTTAGGAGGTAAATTATGAGCTTAACTGGATTTCTTTCGTACAGCCGTGTAAATTGGCAACAATCGCCAAGCAAAAGTACTCCGCTTAGTGCGGCAAACTTAAATGTAATGGACGCAGGCATTAAGAATAACAACGACATGATTAGTAATCTTCGTGATGAAGTTACACAACTAAACAGTAATATTGACGTTAAAAACTCTTTTTGCAAAAATATTGCAAGTGTAGATGGTACTCTTGAAGGTTATGGCTATAATTATTGCTATTATAATAAATCTACCAAAACAGGGATTTTATACTATGCCTCCAAAATTGAAACACAAGATTCTACACAGAATAATTTTACAGGATATTATGACATAGAAACAGTTCTTGAAAATATGGGTATTACTAACTTTAATAAAATATTGGAAAGCAATTATATTCCTTATGATGCCACAGGTGTAGTTCGAGCAAAGTTGATAGGCTATGGAACAACATTGTTATATAACTCTGCAAGCCAGCATTATGCTTTTGCTCGATATTATACAAAAGATGGTAATAAAGGAGCATGGGCTACAAGCGAATTCCAAAAGGGTGATTATATTACAGGCTCACTTATATTTAGTTAAGTTTCAGATACTGCCTTAGTAATTGCACCGTCGTATTTAATATTATCACTGTTTAGTTGTAGAATGAAAATAAGACATAAGGTATTGACAAAAATTACAAAAGAAGATGTAAGGTATTTCCTTATCGAACATGACGAACTACAAGAAGCGATTCGCAAGGTTGGTAGCACCTTAGTGGAAACACTGGGGTGCTTTTTTGATACACATTTTTTAAATTTAGGAGGTAATTTATGAGTAAGTTATTCGGAATTGACACATCAAGATGGCAGGGAGACTTTGATTTCAAAGGCGCAAAGGATAATGAGGGTGTAGATTTTGCCATTATCAAGGCAGGCGGTGCCGATGATGGCTTATACGAAGATAGAGAATTTGAGAACAGCTATAACAAGTTGGAAAGTGCAGGAATCCACAAAGGAGCCTATTTCTTCGGTAACGCATTAAGCAATGATGAAGCTGTAAATGAAGCCCGATATTTTGCACAGCTTTTAGCAGGCAAATCATTTTGTTATCCAGTGTTTTATGATGTTGAAGCAGGCATGGTTACTGGCGACGACCTTACAGACATTATTATGGCGTTTCTTGATGAAATGAGAAATGCAGGATATAAGAATGTCGGCTTATACTCATACGAGAACTGCATTAACAATTATGTAGACATTTCAAGAGTAAAAGAAGCTGGTTATGCCGTTTGGGTAGCAAAGTATTCAGATGCAGAACCTAGAATTGCTGCTGATTATGATATGTGGCAGTTTGGTGGAAGTGTTAATTATCTTAGAGACACACAGATTAACGGACAGACAGTAGACCAGAACTATTGTTACACTGATTATTGCACAGACCATGTCGTTGAAGAAATCACAGTGCCAGACTATGAGCCAGTACCAGACACTAAATACCATAAGGGCGATACAGTTAAGGTTATTAACGCTATTCAGTACGATAATGGCGAGCCATTCAGCACTTACTATGATGAGTACAGTGTCTTATCAGCCAGTGGCAGAAGAGTTGTTATCGGTGTTGACGGCGTAACTACTGCTGCTATTGACGAGAATAACATCAACCTTGTCAAGTGCATTTATGACAGTGACAATGATATCAACACAGATACAATAAGTCGTGGTGACGGCAAGAAAGTCAGAGTGCTTGATAACATTGATTATGACGGCGTGAGATTCGCGACATATTATGATGAATATGATGTGATTGAAGAGAGCGGGGACAGAATTGTTATAGGTATCGGTACAACAATCACAGCTGCTGTCAATATTGCTAACCTTGAATTTGTCGGCGGTGCAAGTTCTGATGATGCGCCTACAGATATCCCATTCAGTGAAGATATTGAAAAGGGTAGCACAGTGAGATTTGTTGGCGATACTGATTATGACGGTACACCTATCAAAGCTTGGTTTGATGAGTATACAGTATCAGAAAGAAGTGGCGACAGAGTTGTACTTGTGCATGACGGAGAACTGTTTGCTGCAGTCAATATAGCCGATTGTGAATTAGTCTAACCTTAATAAAAATACCGGGAGTGCAATGCTCCCGGTAATATTTTAATTATTCAAATCTATCATAACAGCCATAACAGCAGGAATGGTCGTTATAGTTCCGTTTGTTTTCTTAAATTCCATACCACCCTCAAGAAGCGTTCCGTACATTGTCACATTATCACCAACAAGCAAATTATAATCAAAATCGTCTCTATAATATGTCAAAACAACAGTATCATCATTATTGCCATCAACAGCTAAATAATAGCAAGCAATATATTCACTAGATTCTTCACCGGTATGCGTATTTCCGTCTTTATCTTCGACCTCCCCATCATATTTTAATTCTGCTACAATATTGCCTGTCAACTTGAATTCTTTATCAATATACTTATTAAGTGTACGCTTGAGCATTTCAACAGTTATATCATCAGGGTATACACTCTTGTCTCTTGACAATAATGTTTCTTGTTCCGTCTGGACTTCACTGGCACTTTTAACGTTATTATCAGAAGCACCGTTCTGACACGCTACAAGGCTTAATAAGCACATAACAAGCATAATACTTACAATTCTCTTTTTCATAGGCAAATCCCCCTTAAATTTAATTTTACTAATCATATCACAATATGCATAATTTGTCGAATGTTGTCGAAACTTGCGATATCTTTAAGTTGATTTTTACATTATCAGTATTTATAATAATAATTGTCCGAGAGAGTTCGGGCAGAATCTTCAAGTTTCGGCTAGGTGGCACTGTTTGATTGGCGTTGGCAGTGTCACCGCTGAAAACTGTTAATCTACTGGGGATAGGTTGACATGCAAGAACAGATGTTCTATAATAACACCATCGCTACCAGTGTTATATCGTGCAATAAGGGGGATATATGGAGAATGAGGAATACAGACAAAAGATTATCGAATTAATCAATAATTGCAATAATAATCATTGGCTAAAAACAATATACAGCTACATTAAAGCACTTTTAAAGTAAAAGAAAAAGACCGAAGGTAAATTCCTCGGTCTTTTTAGAGTTGAGCGTCAAATATGAATTGTCGAGAAACATATTTTGAGAGCACTTCCCTTTAAGCTTATTTTAGGCTTTTCCCTGATTACTATATTATCACTCCTTATTTATCAAGTCAATCAGTTTTTCCAAGCTTTCCCAATCTTCTTTATTCAGCTTAGACAATGCAGATACAAGCCTGTGCTTAAAAGTATCTTCACCGCCTGTCTGAATATCAGCTAACATTTCAGCAATCTGTTCATCTTTGGATTTCTCTATAAACATTTCTCCCTTGCCAGTTCGCAGCCATTCTTCATTAACAGAAAATTCACCACACATCAGCTTTATTGTCTGTTCTGACGGATAATTTTCTCCGCTTTCCATTTTGCAAACAGCAGAACGGGATATAGATAGTTTTTGAGCAAAATCAGTTTGACTTATGTTTAGGCTATTTCTGATTCTTTTAATTCTCTCATTCATAAGTAGCTCCTCCTTTCTTAAAAAGTATAATAATATAAAATGTACATTAAGTCAACAAAAAGTGTTGACACTGTATATTAGATGTGCTAGTATGTGTACATCAGATGAACAGAAAGGAGATGAAAAAATGAAGAAACCGTCTGTTTCAGATGTTGCATTAGTGCTATCAATATTTGTTTTGCTGTTTCAGATTTTTTGCCATTTTATTTTACCAAAGTTTTGACAAAATCAATTATTTCTGAATGATGTACAGCAAATTCCATTAAAGCACAGATGATAGAAACAATCACAGAAATCCAGCCTTTAACATCAGCTTTACTTGATGTTTTTAACGCAACATCAGCTTGTGTTTTGGAACTTTTAGCAATTTCCTTAGCTGAATCAGCTTGGGATTTAGCGGATTGAGCCATATCGTGAAGTTCTTTGCTTGTCTTTTCAAGATAGGCGGATTGACTTTCCATAAGTTCATATGGAGATTTGCCTTTTTCATATGTAGGCATTTTGGGTATTGTGGATTGTGGGAATAAGTCATCCATATTGGGATGTGTAGGTTCGTATCGCATAATAATTCTCCTTAGTTTTTAAGGAATTATATCACAGAAAGGAAGTGAATTAAATGAGTGAAAAGGAAAAGGAAGTAGTTGAGAAACTAAAAGAAGCAATTCCTAAGATGTCGGATTTCGACAAGGGTTATATTCTTGGAAAAGTTGAGAATATGGCAGAAAAAAGTGATAAGAAATGTGGCGACGGCAGAAAGGAGTAAACATGAACGATTTACAAATTTTCAATAATGAAGAGTTTGGAGAAGTCCGAACAGCAGTAGTAAATGATGAGCCTATGTTTTGCTTGGCTGATATATGCAGAGTGCTAGAAATCAAAAATGTTTCTGATTGTAAAAGCAGATTAAGACAAAAGGGCATAGTTACTACCGATACCCTTACAAATGGTGGCAAACAGAAGATGATTTTTATTGACGAAAGTAATCTTTACAAGACAATCTTTCAGAGCCGTAAAGAAAGTGCAGAAAGATTTACAGAATGGGTTACATCAGAAGTTCTTCCATCAATCAGAAAGACAGGAAGTTACAGTAAGCCTTTGACAACATCTGAACAGATTAGATTATTAGCGCAGGGCAACACAGAACTCATAGAGAGAGTTGATAAGGTTGAAGATAAGATAACCAGTATCGAAGAAGAAACTCCGCTTTACGGCTGTGAGATTGAAGAAGTGCAGAAATATGTTAGAAAGAAAGGAATTGAAGTACTTGGTGGAAAGGACAGCAATGCGTACAAAGACGGTGGTATTCGCGGTTCAGTATATTCTGATATATACAAGCAGTTAAAACGCGAATTCGGGTGCGTGGCGACATACAAGAGTATCAAAAGAAAATACTTGGCTGATGTACATGAATTCATCGACACATATTTGTTGCCAATAGCACTTGCCGAAGTGGTACATGATACAAACATGTAGGAGAAGATATGAAAGAAAAGATAATTAACATATCCGCGACACTGGTAGGAATTAGCCTTATAGCGTTGATTCTAAGACCGGTACAACCGCAGGCTGAGATTAATCAGCAGAGCGCAGTGTTAAGTGAATGCTACAACTCACATGTTGTTTATAAGGTTGAAACTGGAGAGATAAGTGTTGATGAATATGAGCTGTCGCTTATGGCACATTTACTGATGGGCGAATGCGGAGCGACATGCAACGATGATGAAATGCTATATCTTGCAGGAGCCGTTGTTTTGAACCGAGTACAAAGTGAGTATTTCCCCAACAGCATTGAAGAAGTTATCTATCAGTCAGGGCAATATCAATGTACAGAACTTAAAAACAGCGGATTCTATAAAGAACCAACAGAAAGGTGTTGGAGAATAGCAGAAGAATTATTAATAAGCGGATATGACATACCTAGCAATGTGTTGTATCAAGCTGAATTTAAGCAAGGTAGCGGCGTTTATAAGAAAGTGCAGAACATGTACTTTTGTTACAGATAAGGAGTTTGTTTATGGAGAAAAGAATAAGAGAAGAATTATTCAACTTAGGTATTCTTTCTAACAGAAAAGGTTATGCATATATCGTTGATATTATGAGCAATCTTGATTCTGCATTAGCAATAGATGGCGAGATTAAGAAAGTTGCCGAGAAATACGGCAAAAGTAAGGATTCTATTGGAAGTGCAGTAAGAAATGCTGTTAAGACAGCAAATCATAGCCTTGAGGTATGGAAGAATTACGATTGCTTAACAACAAAAGGATTTCTTACAACAATGTATTACAGAACCAGAGAGGAGAGTGCCAATGAGTAGCATAAAAAGAATCATTAAGTTGAATAGAAGCAGGCAGAGAGCCATGAGAGAAAAGGATTTTAGAAAGTTCTATACTTTCAGCTGCAAAATCCATCTGATTGAAAGAATGGATAAAGTACCGATAGGAAGTTACATATTAAAGTAAGGAGAGAAAGAAATGGAAAATGCAATTAATAACAACAATATCACATTAGCAGGAGTAGTTGAGAGAGAGCCAGAATATTCACATGAAGTACTTGGCGAGGGGTTTTATGTATTCATGCTCAAGTGTTCAAGAACAAGTGGTAACAAAGATACATTACCGGTAATGATATCAGACAGACTTGTTGATATCAGAGAAATCAAAGTAGGACAGGTTGTCACAGTTTCAGGGCAGATAAGGAGCTTCAACAGGCATATTGATGATGTGAAGAGCAAGCTGATTTTATCTGTATTTGCAAGAGAACTTGAAATACTGGCACAGGACGCAACAGAACTACCATTCGAGGAAAATATTAATACAGTTATACTTGACGCCCATATCTGCAAACCACCTATATACAGATGTACTCCAAAGGGCAGAGAGATTGCGGATATCTTAGTAGCAGTAAACAGACCATATGGCAAATCAGATTACATACCATGTATAGCATGGGGAAGAAATGCGAGATTTGCAGGTGGGCTTGAAGTTGGAGAACACATTCAGATCCAGGGAAGATTCCAGAGCAGAGAGTACGCTAAGAAGATAAGTGACAATGAGATTGAAACAAGGGTTGCTTATGAAGTATCAGTAAGCAGAATTGATTACGCAGAGGAGGGTGAAGCCAATGCATAGTGATATTACAGTTAGAGATTTAGCAAGTATGGCTATTGATGAAGATGTGGTATGCCAGATATAGACACCGCAATACGGAACAGTATTTAATGGTTCGTTTGAGGAAGCTAAGTATTCAGCCTATGCGGATAGGGAGATTGATAACTTCCAAGTTGAAGATGGTGTATTTGTTATGAATATATAAATAAGGAAAGGATATTGTTTATGAGAGCAACTTTAAAAAGGGTAGTACTTGAAAACTTTATGTGCTATGCACACGCAGATTTTGATTTTTATGCCATTACAAAGATTACGGCTAAGAATGGCAAAGGTAAGTCAACTATTGCAACAGCTTATCTGTGGTGCTTATTTAACTGTGACTATGAATTAAAGGATAATCCGGTTGTCAGAAGAGAAATTAACGGAGTATCAGTTGATGATATGGATACAAGTGTTGAGCTTATACTTGATGTTGACGGAAAAGAAGTAACTATGAAGAAAGTACAGAAGCGTACTTACAGCAAAGATGGCAGCAGTTATAAGGACGATAACAAGTACTTTATCAATGATGTACCTAAGACATTAAAGGATTTCAACACATATCTTGATGTTGATATGAACGTATTTAAGATGTGCAGTAATGTGAACGCATTTCTTAATCAGAAGCCGGCAGAAATGAGAGAATACCTATTCGATCTTGTAGGAGATGTTACAGACCTTGATATTGCTTCGCAGGAAGCTGAATTAGCCGAGTTAGTTCCTTTATTAGAGAAGTATACAACAGAGGAATTATCCGCTATGAATAAGGCTACAAAGACCAAAATTGCAAAGGATTTACCTATTCTTGATGGACAGATTAAGGAAAAGGAAAGAGATATACAGCTTAAACAGGCTATTGATGTATCTGACCTTGAATTACAGAAAAACAGCCTTAAAGAACAGATTGCTGATTGTGTGGCAAAGCAGACCGACAATGACAAGCTGATAGCTGAATATGACAAGGCTAGTTCGGATATTCTCAATCTTAAATTTGAGCTTAGTGATATGTCACGCAAGGCTAATGAGGACAATGTTAAGGCTAGGAGAGAGATTGAGGACAAGATTTCTGATAAGCAGTTTCTTGTTAGGCAGACAGAAAAGACTATCAGTGAGACAGAACGCTACATTGAATTGTCGAAGCAGACTATTGAGAGTATAACCGGATATCTCAATGCGGAACGTAAGAAGTGGATGGAGGAGAATAACCGTCAGTTTGATGAGAATAGCCTTATCTGCCCTTACTGTGGTAATGAATACAGTGAGGATAAAAAAGAGCAGTTAAGAGCCGACTTCAAGAAGCACAAGGCTGACACGCTAAAGGCTATCACCGATAACGGAAACCTTTACGCAGACAGATTGAGCAAGGAGAGGAAAACGCTTGCAGACCTCGAAGCAGAGTTGCCACAGCATAAAGAAAGCCTTGCAATGCTGAATACGGCTATTACAGAACTTGAGAAGCAGTTAGCAGAGTTACCACAGGAGATTGATGTTACAAGTTCAGAGGAATACAAAGAACTTGAACAGAAGATAGTAGAAAAAGAAGAAGCTATGCACAAAGCTAATGATATTTCGGCGATTAAGGCAGAATTAAAGGCACAGGAAACAGCTTTAAGGCAGCAGTTAGCAGAATGCGAAAGCCGGATTGCAAAGTCTGATACGGCAGCAGACGAACAGCGACTTGAAGAATTAAAGCAGGCAAGGATTGATTCTGAACAGAATAAGGCTAATGCCGAGAAAATTCTTGATTTACTTGATGAATTAGACAAAACGAAGAACGAAGCCTTGACGGAAGCGGTAAACAGCCATTTTGGGTTAGTTAAGTGGCAGTTGTTTGAATATGCCAAGAACGGCAATTACAAGAGCTGTTGCATACCTACTGTTGACAGAAAGAGCATTTTAACAACTATGTCTAACAAGGGTAACAGGATTTTAGGCAGAGTTGACATTTGCAACTCTATTCAGAAGATTAGTGGTATATCAGTACCTATTATTTTAGATAATTCTGAAAGCCTTAGTACGGACAATCAGAAGAAAGTTGCTGAAATGGTGGCTAGTCAGTTGATTATGCTGATTGTTAATGATAGTGAGAAATTAGAGATTGTGGAGGGATAATATGAAACTTTATTTTTACAAATTGAATACAGGTGGAAAATCCGGAAAAACAGGAATTACAGTACAGGTTTGTGAAGCAGAAGAGAAACCAAAGACATACAGGTCCGTTGATAGAGTTTTCCCAACCTGCTTAAGCACAGTAAGAAAAGATGAAGAAGGGCAGATATTGGGATTTGGTCATTTATTCCTTACAGAGCCCAACTTTGAGTATGCCAAGGAGAAATTTAAGAAGCGGGTAGAATCAAGGATTACGCAGGCAAAAGAATGGCTTGAAAGAGAAGAAAAGGAATTAAAGATAATCGAAGAAAGTGAGGAATAATTATGGCAGAGAATACAGCAGTTGTGGAAACAAAAGAAGCCGAAAGCAGAGAGCTTGTAGCAAAGGATTTTACAGAGGGAATGGTTGTTAAAATTAAGCAGAAAGAGAAATTCGGTTTAACATTCCCTAAAGATTACAACTATACAAACGAATTTATGTCGGCAATGCTGATTTTGCAGGACACAGTAGATATGAACAAAAAGCCTGTATTGCAGAGTTGCACAAGGGCAAGTATCGAAAATGCACTTGTTGAAATGGTTACGAATGGACTTTCAATGCAGAAGAAACAGTGCTACCCGGTTGCTTATGGCGGTAAGCTACAGTGTCAGAAATCAGTATATGGAAACACTTGTATAGCAAGGAGATTCGGGCTTAAAGACATTAACGCAGCGGTCATTTACAAGGGAGATGTGTTCAAGTATCACAAAGAGGACGCAAAGACAATTATTGATTGCCACGAACAGAGCTTTGAGAATATCGACAATGATAAGATTGTTGGTGCTTATGCGGTAGCTGTTATGGATGACGGAGAGAAAATATCAGAAGTTATGACCATTGCACAGATTAAGCAGGCTTGGAAGCAGGGATATGGGTACAAAGAGAATGGGAATGGTACACATCAGAAATTTGCCGACCAGATGGCTATGAAAACTGTTAAGAATAGGCTTCTTAAATACATCAATAATTCTCATAGTGGTAATGAAAATGAGGATTACGAGGAAATCAGCCACGATGAAATGCTTGAACAGGATGTTGCGTACGATATTGAGCAGAACGCAAACAGCGTTGATTTTGAAGAAAGCGACATTATCGAGGGCACAGCCACGGAAGTAACCGAAGAACAGACAGAAGATAGCATATTACCACCATTTATGCAGGAGTAAGCCTATGAGATCAACAAGTTTAGAACAGATAATAACAGACATGAACAACGGTGTGTATGACTTGACTTGCAACGGAGAATGTACTCAATGCGGTAATTGTTGCAGTAACTTGCTTCCTATGACAGAAGATGAGATTGCAACAATCCGCAAGTACATCAAGAAGCATCATATTAAGGAACGCAGGCGCAATTATCCGATGGCCACACCGATAATAGATATGACTTGTCCGTTTCTTAATGATGATAAGTCAAAAGAAAAGTGCGAGATTTATTCTGTTAGACCTAGGATTTGTAGAGAGTTTATCTGCTGTCCGAGTAAAAGACCACCGATTGATGATCGGGGTTACAAATTAAAGTGCAAGATAGTTGATGTCAGAAAGGAGTTTTTCAAATGAGAGTAATTTCACAGGATGGGACAATAGATGTTCCTTATGAGCGTTATGCGATATGGCTTTACAAAGACCAATATCTTGATATTTACCATATAGCTTGTGATTGTGGCGAAACAAACTACAGAAGACTTGCAGAATATTCCACCGAAGAAAAGGTAATTAAGGCTATGGAAATGCTAAGAGAACAATATTAGAGAATTGAAATTATAAAATCTCTTGCAAGCGGCACATGCGAGCATATGGAAGAATCATTAAAACCGAAAGAGTTCAAAGACATCCTTAAAAAATACATCAATATGGAAACTTTTCAATTTCCACAGGATGATGAAATTGAGGTGTGAGTATGGCAAAACACACAATGCAGGAATTATACCAATGGCAGGCATTGCCGCTGAATATCAAAGTCAGAATGACAGCCGAGAGAATAAGAAACTGGGTAAATGAATTTGGCGAAGATGGAGTGTATCTGTCATTTAGCGGTGGCAAAGATAGCACAGTTTTAGGACACATAATCAGAGAAGTTTGCGGATATAAAAATATTCCTTTTGTGTTTGCGGATGTTCCGACACAGTATCCAGAGTTGAAGCAGTTCGCCAAGACATTTGACAATCTTGTGATTTTGAAACCCCAAATTTCATTTGCACAGGTTTGTGAAAGGTATGGTTTTCCAATATTTTCAAAAGAAATATCAGAATGTATTGCTGATAGCAGAAAGTACATTAGAATCATTACAGCCAGCCAGCCAGCCAGCCAGCCAGCCAGACAGAGGTTCCGTTTGCTTATCGAATAGCCGACTTGATAGGAATAGACAGGAGAGCAGACAAAGAAAACAAATTATTTACAAATTTGAAGATGGGAAATATCCCTAGCGAAGTTTTGAAATCACCTATAAGAGTGAAACAGCTATTCGGTGTTAAATGTGATGAATTTGGTAGTATGTATGACAGGTCAAAGTATCTGTTTATGTTAAATGCACCATTTGAGGTATCTAATCAATGTTGTAAAGTGATGAAGAAACAGCCTATGCACCAATATCACAAAGATACAGGCAGAGTACCTATTACCGCTCAAATGGCTAGCGAAAGCAAATTAAGAACTTCACAATGGTTGCAAAATGGCTGTAATGGATTTGATTTGAAAATCCCAACAAGTAACCCTATGTCATTTTGGACGGAACAGGATGTTTTACTTTATATCAAAGAGAACGCGAAAAGCATGATTGAAGTCAGAATGAGCGATGACAAGATGTTTTACGGAAATAGGATTGTATACAAGAAAACAGGAGCGAGTGTCGAAAATACCGAATTTTATTTTCCGATATGTTCCGTTTATGGCGAAGTAGTCACAGATTACGAAGCTATGGGGCAATGTGAAAATCAGATGTCATTTGCTGATTTCGGGATTTTTGACAAGGAAAGACCATTTCTGAAAACTACAGGCTGTCAAAGAACCGGCTGCGTGTTGTGCGGATTCGGATGCCACTTAGAGAAAGAAAGCAGATTTTTAAGGCTGAAAGAAACACACCCTAAATTCCATAATCTGCTATATATCTTGAAAAACAATGGCGTGACATATGCAGAAGCTATTGATTGGGTAAATGAACACGGAAATATGAATATTAAGTATTAAGGAAGTAATTTTATGAAATTAAAATGTTTAGGCTCATCGTCAGCTGGAAATTGCTATCTGCTAACTTCCAACAACGGAGAAACACTTATCCTTGATTGCGGAATACCGATTAAAGAAATCAAGAAAGGCTTGAACTGGAACATAAGGGGGATTACGGGTGTGATTATAAGTCACACCCACCTCTAGACCATAGCAAGTCGTTAAAAGATTTTGAAGCTATGGGAATACCGATACTTGCCCCATATTTAGGCAATAGCTGTAAATCAATGAATATGGGCAGATTTACAGTAAAGCCTTTTGATTTAACGACGATAGATGGAAGCTGGACACATACAGACGCAAATGGCGAACCTTGTCCGATATACGGCTTTCTGATTACGCACAAGGAAATGGGAAGAATGCTTTACATAACGGATTGCGAATTAGTCAAATGGAAATTCAAAGACATAAACCACATTCTCTTAGGTGTGAACTATGACAAGGATTTAATCGACAGGGATAACACAGGCAAAGCTAATCACGTTTTCAGAGGTCATTTAAGCATTGACACGGCTTGTGATTTTGTCAAAGCAAATTATTCAGACAGTTTGCAGAACGTCATTATGTGCCATCTATCAAGTGAAAATGCTGATAAGGACAGTTTCATTGAGAAGATGAAAAATGCTGTAAAAGGGGCGAATGTGGACGTTGCGGAAGCAGACAAAGAATGGGTTTTAAGGAAAGGAGATGAATGTCCGTTTTGATTAAAGAAAACAGAGATAATTACTGGATTTTAAATTGGCTTGATAAATTTATGGAAGGACATAAAGGTTTTATCTGTGGCGGGTGTTTTAAGAACATTTTCAACAATGAAAAAGTGAAAGACCTTGATATATTCTTTCAAAACGAGAGAGATAGACAGGAAGCGATTGATTACTTTGATAGCATGACAGCTGGATATACTGATGGAACAATGGAAGATACTGTCTCGGAAGATGAAGCCGAATATAGGTTTTTGTATGAAAACGATAATGTAAAGGCTTATGTTCACAAGAAAGCAGGAATAAGGATTGAGTTAATCAGTAAAATCTATGGAACAGCAGAGCAGATTATAAGTCAATTTGATTTTTCAATCACTAAATTTGCTTACTACAAAGCAGAGGTTGAAGATGAAACAGGGGCAGAAGTAGAAGAAAAGCCATTTGAAAATGATAGCAAGGTTGAAACTCATATTGAATACAGGGTTATATATGATGATAAGTTTTTTGAACATTTACATCTCAAAAGGCTTGTCATTGATGATAAAATTCCATTTCCAATGAGTACATTTGAGAGAATGTTGAGATATGCAAAGTACGGATATTTTCCTTGCAGAGAAACAAAATTAAAGTTGATTAGAGCTTTAAATGAGTTAGATAGCAAAGAGATTGAAGTATCTGAAAGTCTTTATAAGGGTTGGGATTAAATCCTAATGAGTGCCCTTTTTAGAAAGGAGATTATATGGCTAAATACAGAGATATTTTAGGAAATACAAGAGAGTACGAGGATAAAACAATAACAATCAGCCTTGAAAGATACAATACTTTGATTATTAAAGAAGCTATTGCTGACCGTCTTGTAAAAGTCAAGAAGAAAGAGAAAGAAGATAATTAAGGGAGAAAGGAGCAGTAATGGAGAGATTAACAGAAAGCAATCCATCATGGATTGATGATGAATTATGGGAAAGGGCTTGCGAGCCAGACTGTGAAGAAATAGACGCAGTATATCGAAAGCTCAAAGATTACGAGGACTTAGAGGAGCAGGGCAGACTTATCAAGTTGCCTTGTAAGATTGGAGATAAAGTATGGCATATTTCCGGGAGGGCTATTAAAGAGGATGTTATTTCTGGAATTGAGTATTCGTACGACGGAATGTTTTACATCTGGTCGAACGAAGATACGTGGCTTGGAGGTTTTAACGACATAGTATTTCTCACAAAATCCGAAGCCGAAGCAAAACTGAAAGAATTGAGAGGTGAAGAAAATGGCAATTAGAGCATTATTACACATGAACAAATTAAAAGATTTTGAAAGCTGGCTTGAAAAACAGGGATATATGATTTTGCCAACATCTAAAAATCCATATGAAATCTTAAGAGCAAAAAAAGATAAAGATACAGTAATTATCTACAAAAAAGGTGGTAGTGAAGAGCATTTATCAATTATGAATAAAGATTATCCTTTGATATGCAAGTTTATAAGAGAAAGCAAGTCCGAGACCAATGCCAACAGAATAAGGAATATGTCGGATGAAGAGTTAGCAGAGTTTCTTATAACTTTTAAGAACACATTCGGCAAAGAATACGAGGGAGAAACTAGTTGTATGGAATGGCTTCAATCAAAAACAGAATAGGAGATAATTATGGAAGATAAATACTTATCAAAGGCAAAACGAACCGATAATGGAGAATGGGTGCAAGGCTATTTAGTGTACGATAAAAGGGATAAGATGTACAGAATAATTACTGAAATTAACTATTCTACAGGAACTTGCTTAACAGCAGATAATGCTCCAAGAGTTGATTCATCTACAATCTGCCGATGTACAGGCTTAAAAGACAAGAGCGGAAAGCTGATTTGGGAGAATGATATTGTAAAAGATAAACATGGTAATTGTTATAAAGCCTTTTGGCAGAATAACTATTATCAGTTCTCTTGGATTTGCGTAAAATCAGATATATTTTCAATCGGTGCCAAGTGGGATTTATGGAGTTTTAAGAGTTTTGAAATTGAAGTTATCGGCAACATTTTTGACAATAAAGAGTTATTAGAAAGTGAGGAAAATTAGATGAATCGTATAATTTTATGTGGGAGACTGACTAGAGACCCGGAGATTAGATATTCACAGACAGCAAACGGAAGTATGGCAGTAGCAAGGTATACATTAGCTGTTGACAGAGCTTTTAAGAAAGAGGGCGAACAGGCAGCAGACTTTATTAACTGTATCGCATTTGGCAAGAATGGGGAGTTTGCAGAGAAGTATTTACATCAGGGAACTAAGATTATCGTTGAGGGTAGATGGCAAACAGGCAACTACACTAACAAAGACGGACAGAAAGTCTACACTAATGATTGCGTTGTTGAAAGACACGAATTTTGCGAAAGTCGTGCCAATCAGCAGAACAATAATAACAACGGAATTATGGGCGGTAATGCTAGTTCAGACAGCTTTATGTCAATTCCAGATGGCGTAGCAGACGAGGGATTACCATTTAATTAAAGAGGTGTGAGTATGAAAGAGAATGAAGCAATAGAAAAACTGAAAAATATGCGATTATATATGCAGATTACGGACAAGAACAACGATTGCAAGTTTACAGAAGATGATTACAAGGCTAACGAA